ATAGGCGCATCCCCGGAAAGCTAGGCTCGTCGGAGTGTCCGATGTACAGGTCGATCGACGTCCGGTCGAGCTCCGCCTTGCGGTTCAGACCAAACGAGTGGATCCAGGCGAGGCCGGGGAAAGCCTTCCGGAGCTTCTTCAGGATCCAGACACGACGGCCCAGGTAGTTCCCGCGGAACGCGATCTCGGCTGTCTTCTTCACCGTTCTGTCTGGGCGACCGAGGATCTCCGGCTCGTAGCCGATCGGCGCGTATGCGGTCTGCCTGTACTTTCCAGACCAGAAGTCCGCCACGGTCTTCGTCCCGCCGAGCAGCAGATCCGGGACGTCCGAGACGGACGAGAACCGCTCGATGATGTCGTGCTGGACCGGATTCAGACCGGCCGCATCGCCGACGGACTCCGTGTACCTGAGAACGACTGCAGCACGTCGGTCCTTCGGGATCGTGACGACCGGAAGGAAGCCCCAGAAGATCACGATGAGGGTCGGATCCTGCCAGCTGTCCCGCGTCGGGAACCAGCATCTGACGTCCTCGACGGTCATCCATGGCATCCGGCGCGCAGCGGACCGGTAGCAGTCACGGATCTCGCCGAGGAACTGATCGTCCGGGAAGACGTGGACGTAGTGCCGTCCGGCCGTCGGATGGAGGCTGCACTCAACCATTATTCTATGCCTTCTTCTCTATTAGCTTACACGTATCACACGGACATTCACACGGATCAACGGTCGGATAGCCGCAGGCTTTCCGTTGGCAATGACGCTTTTCTCGGTTCGCTGGAAATGTTCTCATCGACCGTGAACTCGCAGACGTCGTAGTCCCTCGGGCGATGCATCGTCTGGATAAAGGCTTTGGCCTTCTCTTCGGTCGAGAACGCCATGCATGGCTGGCCGTCGAAATTTACAACTACGAATACGTTCGTCATGAAAGGCGTCTCCGATTCTCGTTGGTGACGACGTGCGAGAAGACAGCGGCTTGGATCGTCTCCTCGGTCTGCCGCTCACACAGCTTGATAAAGTGCGACAAGTCGTAATCAACGTGCAGGAGGTAGGTATCCTGCTTCTTTCCGCTGGCGTCGAAAGAATCGCGGACGACGCCCAGCTTTCCATCCTGAATCATCCACTCGTCGTCCTCCATCTTCACGGGATGTCCGTCGAGCAGAATGTTCAGGAGGATTAGGGCCGGGTGACGCCTTTTGATTTCAACTTTCTTCGTCGTCATATAGCTCAATCACGAAAGAGACATTTCTGACACGTCGCGGCCCGCTGTGAAAGCGTGTACGACTTCGGGCTTTGCAGGCCGCATCGCGTCGACTTGAAAATTGAGATCCACCAGTGGATTATTGTCTTTTTCTTCTTCGCCATAGCGTTCCTCGGTACTCTCAGTTCTTTTCGTTCTCGACCCGCTTCAGCTTCCCCTGAAGCTCGAGGCCGAACCTCGTCTTGAGGAGTGCCTGGGCCTGCTCCATTCCCTCCGTCGTGCAGTTGAAGCTGTACTCCCCCTGCGCGTTCTTGGAGAGCTTGAGCCAGCCCTTGCCGACCGCCGCCAGCATCCCGTGAACCATGTCGGGCGGGTTCTGCTCGTCGGTCGCCAAGTCGTACCAGTACTTCAGGGCTTCCTCTGCCGTGATTTCCTTGTCTTTCATTCCTCTTCTCCTAAGCAATCAACCGCCTTCAGACTTTGACCACCGACGGGACGATCCTGTAGACCCTGGCGAACTCGTTTCTGAGCGCGGCCATCCAGCCCGCATCGTTCACCCAGCGACTCGCCGCGACCTTGCCGGACGGCTTCCGCCCGAAGAACTTGGAGGCGAGGTAGTCCTCTTCCTCGGCCTTGAGGAAGAAGTCCAGGCCCATCCCCGACGCGACGGCGGTTCCGTGGCTGGCCTCCCCGAATCGCTGATCCCCGCCGATGATGACGCCGAGCGGCGTGAACAGGATGTAGCACCAGTGGAATCGCTTCGGCGGCGTCAGCTTGTAGCCGATGATCTCCGAGCCGCAATCGAGCCGCTCCATCTCGGAGCCCTCGAACGCTGCCCGCTGGTCCCCTCGGATGTAGCTCATAATTCCATGCCTCCGTTTGCTAAGTTCCATACTCACACTCTTCCCTATGAGGCCGCGGCATGGGGAACCGACCGCGACCTCGAGGAGAGAGTGGTTTCTTGTGGACCTCTTTGTGACATTTTCTGCACATCCAAGAAACATCTAAAGCTTTAGAGTAACCCTTATGGTGATGGGCTTCTAATTTTCTAGGTTTTACTTTTGTTTTACAAACCGAACAGTTACTTGGTTTACTGATACGGTTATGTCTAACTGCATCTCTTAAAGCAGCCCTTGCATCAATTTTCTTTTTCACTATAGGGTCACGCTTTGCCTGAAGAGACATCCAGTTATGCCTCAGGTTGTTGTGGCATTTTTTACACCTGTAATCCAACCGACGACTTCCGTTCCTTCCTGGTTTTGTATAGAACTTAGAAGTCGATTTTCTTTTAAGACAAACGCCACACCTTTTAGTCATTTATATTTATTACTTCTATGCAACCTAGGCTCAAGATTCGCTCCTCATCGTCTCTTCGTTCAGCTTCTTGACGCTGATCTCTCCGCGCGCGAGCTGGCCGAGAAGATCTCCGCCATGCCGTACGCCGTCGTCACGCTGACTCCTCAAAGCCGCCCGCACTGCCAAATCCAGACGATCGATCACCTTCCCGGTCGCGGCTGGACCCTTGTAGACCAGCGCCTTCTCGTAGAACGTGGTGTAGTAGGTTCGCCCACGGGTCTCCGAAGGAATAGGAGTGACGTCTTTAGCGTAGGCGTCCCGATGTAACCACGACGGGCTCAGGACTCGTTGGGTCAATGCCTGGAATGCCTCGACGAGTTCCTTCCTGATTTCGTCGTCGCGGACGAAGAAGTGGGGCCAGTCTGGGACTAACCGGAACAGAGCCTCTTTTTTACTCTCCTCTTTGTGGTCCGCATCCATCTTAATGGCCCTGCTGAGCGAGAGAAATTTCGCACATTCGTCGCAAAGACGGTCGGCATAGCGCCAACCCTTCTTTCCACAACCGTGACAGGGCTTATAAGTTCCGCCGCTCATAAAGTCTCCGTGTACACGCCTACTTCAGAAGTGGAAGTCTTCTGCGGCCACATTCGTACTCGTAAAGCACGTTGCAGTTCGCGCACCTGACGTCAAACCCATCTGCTTTCCCAGATGCAATCTCAGCGAGATCTCTAACTTTCAAACTCCATTTCTTTTTACCGATGTGATTTATCTCAAGAACTCTAAGGTCGTTATTCCCACATCGAACACACCGACCACCTAAAAGAAGGATGACCTTAAAGCGAGCTAATGTTGCTGGCGTCACACCGGACTTCTGCCACTGGACCATAAGCCCGTGTTTAGTCTTATGTTTTCCGTGGGCACCTCCACCTGGAGATCTAAGTTCAACTCCATTTCGGCGCAGTAACATCAGAATCGTAACTCTGGTGGTTCCGTCGATTTCTGAGATTTCTCTACACGAAAGACCACTGCGATATTTATCGCAAACCTCTTCGTGAGTCATTGAGCCGATAGATCTAGCTCTACCGTTTTTATAGATCCTTCTTTTCATCCTCTTCCTCGATGCCATTCGCCTTCATGAGCGCGTTCTCGACGGCCGGGATGACCGACGCGGCGACCTCGCGCAGGATCCGTTCGTGCATGATGCTGACGGACTGGTCGGCGGCGTTGTTCAGGCCCTTCGCGATCCCGGACGTCGCGGCCCGGATCGTCGTCGCCAGGAGCGACTCGAGGTCCCGCTCGAAGGACTCGACAGGCTTGCCGGACGTCGCCAGCTTCGCCCAGCGTTCCAGGAACTCGACCTTCTTCATGCCTCACCCGTTGTATAATTCGATCGACAACCAGCCCCTACACGGGGCGGGCCGGGCGCCGGGACGTTCCCGACGACGGCCCGCCCCACGCTACCCGGTCGCGTTTCCCTTCGACTTCCGGTGCAGCTCGAGCGCCGTCCGGAAGGACTTCGCTTCGGTCTCGTTGCGGTTCAGCGACAGAGACTTCAGGACGACCGCCTCGGCGAGTCTCAGGAGATTCTCGTACGGCTTGGTCGCGACTCGCGCCTCTTCTTTGGCGGCCTTCGCCTTGGCAATCTCGATCGCGGTCAGGCGTTCAGATTCGCGGACGGCGTCCATCGACGCGGACGCGCGGCGCTCGGACTCGTCGCGGGCGGTCTGCATCGTCTCGATCGTCGCCTGCAGGATCCTGACCTTCTGCTCGGCCTCAGAGGCGCGCCGGAGCGCAAGCGCCTCGGATTCCCGCATCGTCGTGACCGCGCGCTCGACCTCGACGAGGCGCCGGTCCTTCGTGCCGACTTCCTTCCGGAGCCCGTCGACCTGGACGGCCAGCTCGGCGTCGGTCCGGACCATCTTCAGGCGGACGTTCTCGGCCTCGAGCTTGATGATCTGGGCGTTCTTCTGGGAGACGAGCGCGCCGAGATCCTTGTTCTCCTTATTCAGCATGATCGCGATTTCGTTCGCGTTCCTGATACGGACGTCGCGCAGGATGACCTCACGTTGAAGGCTCTCTACCGTCTCGGCTCCAGGGATCATTCTCTCCTCCATCAGCGAAATTTACAGGGGCCCGGGCTCGGAACCCGACGCCCCACACAAACGCCCCGACCCGAGATACCTCGGCCGACGGCGTAACCGTTCATTGAGCGATCAACCTGAAGACTTTCATGGAAACCGCGAGTGCGACGGACAGCAGAACGAGCAGTACGAGCACGATCCCGAAGCAGCCGCCGCAGTACGCGATGCAGCCTGCGACGAGTTTCTTTTCTTCCGAGTCCATCTGCACTCATTCCTAGTTCTATATTAAGAGTTCATCTCGTCGTCCGCACGATTGCAGAGCTGGACGAACTTCGCGACGAGATCAGGAGCGTGTTCCTGAAGATACTCTGTTACACGATCCTCGTCGATCGTCGAGTTCTTCCAGAGTTCGACGAGGTCAGCCTCGTCCTTCTTCCGAGGCGATCGTAGCTTCATGACGACGAGCGCCTCGATCGGGGCGATCGGGATCCCGTCGCTGACTGGGGCGTCGTCCAGGAGGTCGAACAGATACTCGTCTCCGTCCGTCGGAACCATGTTGTCGATCCCGACTTTCCCGATCCGAAGCGGCATGTCGTCGACGAAGAAAACGAGTCCGGCCGGGCTCTTCATGAAGCCTTCCGGGCCAACAATGAAGTCAACATCCTTCGTCGCACGCGGCCAGCCATACGCACCGACCGCAAGACCGCCGATCAGCATGTGCCGGACGCCGATCGACTTCAGGTGCTCTGAGGCCTTATGCATAGCGTCGATGACCGGCTGCGCGACGACGTCATCGAGCTGTCTCAGATTCGGTTTGTCGGACATCGGAGAGTTCCTAAATGTTTCGAGCTGTCTCATATCAGTACAGGCGTGCGATGATCTTGTCGACCCAGACGACGTCGGCGTCTTTGTTCGGATACAGGTCGACCGTACTTCTGAGAAAGTCGTAGTCGCCCTGGTAGTGATTCCCCCAGACACCGATCCGGCCGCGGACATTCGGAACGACGATGCCCTGGGTTCCGACGTTCCCGTTGCGGACTTCCTTGTCCTTCCAGACAACGCCCCAGGGGTGACGGGCGACCTTCGATTCCTCCTTGAAGACCAGGACGCGGCCTGGATTCTGGTTGGCTGCGGCCCGGATCGCCGAGACGCCGCCGTTGACGTACTCGTCGTCGTCGTCCAGGAAGGCGAGGTGCGTGCCCGTCGCCAGCGGCATCGCGAAGTTCCGCTGGGCGATCCCATTGACACGGGTCGGACCGTGCTCGGCGTACGAGAATGGGATAGCGTGGAAACAGTCTAGTATCTGTCGTGCGGCCGGTTGCGGCCCGTCGCCGACAACGATGATCTCGTCGAGAATGAGCCCTCCGTTATTGGCGACGCTGTTGAGCGCCCTCTCCAGGCTCGGACGCCCGCAGGTCGGGATGATGATCGAGATCTGCGCCTGCTTCCTGCAGATCGCAAGTGTGTCGTGCGGATCACGTCCAGACGGACGCCGCAGCATCAGGAGTTTTCCTGATTCGAGAAGACGGTCGACGACAATGCGGACTCCGGGATAGTCCGGATTCGAGTAGTCGTGGAACGCGACGATGCCGCCCGCTGAGACGAATTTCCCGAAGCGGGCGTAGTCTAGAAAAACACTCGCCTCGTCGTGCAGACCGTCGATGAACAGGACTGAGATCGGAGCTGCCCAGTCGATATCTTGAGACGATTTGCGAATCGCGGTCACCATATCGTCGACGCCAGACTCCTTCATGTTCCGATTGAAGGCGTCCCAGGATGGCTCCGTCCGGAGGCCGGTCAGAGATCCCTCATGCGGGTCGATCGCGATGACCTTCTGCGTCGGATGCGAGTCGATGACCGCCTGAGCGAGCACGACGGTCGACCGGCCGTGGTAGCTTCCGATCTCGACGACGGCGTCGTCCGGCAACTTACCGATCGCGTCTACCGCGGCGCGGTAGAGAACGCTGGCCTCAGCGACCGAGAACCAGCCTTCGATGCCGGTCATCTGGACACAGGCGATGTCTTCGGTCATTTTCCAGATCCAGTCGCAACCGTGACAGTCATCTTCGAGACGCGGATCCCGCAGGTCAGCGCGCTCACGGCGAACGCATCCCGTGCCTGGGGGCCGCAGAGCGGGACGATCTTCGTCCAGTCCGTCCGGAACGTCGTCACGTCCTTCCCGTCGAGCTGGACGACGAGGCCGGTCTTCCGGACCATGAAGACGATCGTCCGAGGCTTCTTGATCGAAAGTTGTTTTCCCTGAACCGGAACGGACGCCTTCAGGTGACCGTCGGGGCCTCCAGGAGTCAGGACGGCCGAGTACTTACCCTTGTCGACGTCGAAGAAGAACTGGCACTGGAAGCCGCCGGGGGTCGGGAAGGCGACCGCGATATTATCCTCGCCTTCGGTCCGCTCGACGACGAGCGTCAGGTTGTATTCGTCCGATGCCGGGACGTGCCGGATCTGACAGCAGGCGTTCTCGACGCCGGTCGGCGCCGTCAGATGGAGCGAGCCGTCAGGGAGGAGCTTCCAGGAGCCGATCAGGAAGTCCTTGTCCTCGATCTTCTTCAGGAGGTCGACGCTGTCGGTCTTCGACTTCTTGTCGAAGGATATCGACGCGCCGGTCAGCGCGGAGGCCGGTTCGGTCTTCGCGAACCCCTCGACGTCGGCGCGCTTGACGACGACACGAGTGCCTTCCGGGGTCGTGACCGTGTAGGTCGCCCCGGCATCCTCCAGGGACCGGAACTCGATCTTCCGGCCATCCTTCAGGAGGACCTCGTCGGCAAGGCAGGGGAGCGCGAGCAGGAGCGCGACGATCATGGTTCTCACCGGACACCTCCAGACTTGTTCTTCCGTGGGATATTCCAGTACGGCGTCTTGCACTTACCGCAGCGACGAGGATCCTTCTGGGCGGAATGGAACGACCTCTCGCACCGCAAGCACCGGAACTCGTTCAGGATGATCTTCGTCATGCTCCACAGTGTACACCGCGGTGCATAAAAGTCAATATGGGAAACTACTTATTTTTACGATTTGTCCGGTACCAGGGGGCGTTCGGGATGTTCACGCCGAATGTCTTTGTACCCCACTTAGCGACGAGCTTTTCGTATTGCTGGCTCCACGGAACTGATTTCGGCGTACCCTCAGTTTGACTCCCCGGTAACGGGTCGAGCTCGTGGAAGCGTTCGTAGACACGACCGAGATCTGTCATCCGGATCGCGTACTCGTCGTCCTCGCAGTACCCGCCACCGAACTGCTCATCGTAGAATCCAATCGTCTTCAGATTCGATGGGCGATGCACCTGGACGGAGAACTGCAGATCCGACAGGAATAGATCGACGTCGGACTTCTGGACAACTAAACGCTTCGCGGACTCGAGGCGGTTCGCATCCCAGATGATGTCGTCCTGGAGTAGAACGAGAAGATCGAACTGGCCGTCGACGAAGGCTCTCCGTAGGAAGAGATTCCAGGACCCGGCGACACCGAGATTCTTCGATGAACGTTCGATCGGAACATTGATGTCGATCGACTGGTTCCGCCCATTATCGAGAATGAATGCGCGGTCCGGAGAGCGGATCCCCTCCAGAAACTTCTTATTCCGGATCAGCAGGTCCGCTCTCGAGAGTGTCGGGATCGCGACGAGCGCACGGATCACTTGGAATACCTCCTTAGGAATTCCAGGAATCGTCCTTCCGTATATGCCGTAAACAGCATGTGACTTGTCTCTGGAAAGTCACCCCCGAATGACCAGTGATCCTTCTTAAGAAAATGCGCGATCCTGGTCGACTCATTGTAGCAGAGGAATTGCGGTTTCCGTTCGAACCAGCCGACGATGTTCATCGACGAGTGGCACGTCACCATGGCTGTCGACCTCTGGAGGGCGACGACCGACCCTGGAACCGTAAGCTGGTCGATCAGATTGATGACGCCTGTCGCGGCGAAAGACACTTCCCTCCTGGGGAACTCTTTGCCATAGCTGCGTCCTATCATTACTACTGGGATCCCAATCCGAGCGGCGACTGAGACGACCGATCGGCAGATAGTTTCTGGGAAGCTCCGCGGATCGGAGCTTGCGGAGAATGACGCCAGTATGAACCGTCTCGGCAGGCTGTCGAGAACTTTGATATCCCCTGAAGATGGGTAGTAGTTCAATGGGGTCGGGAGACGGTCAACGCGGTCCGGAACCTTCACCGGGAGGCCGACCTTCGCCCTGGCTCCAGCCTCCAGGAACTCGACGCTCCATGGTCGAATGATATTCATTCCGATCCGCGGTAGAGCGGGATGCTGATTGAAGAGCTCGTGGACATGCGGGTTGTGCGAATTAATGTGGATCCGGATGTTTCCGACCTCTCTGGACAGGAGATCGTAGGCGTCGGTCTTATGGAGGTGTAGGAAACAGTCTCCGAGACCTCCATGCATTTCGATTTCGATCACGGTTGCACCTCCAGAAGTCGGCTCGTTGCAGATGTCGCGGCAATATCCCAGGTAAGCTCTCTTCGAATCCGATCGTAGAAATTGTCGGCCTGCCGACGGACGAACTTGTCGCCGCTACGAACAGTCTCCAGCATGTCGGCAAGGACGCGGATCGATCGCTTCCCGAACCTCGAGAAGAGCATCCCCTTGTACCAGTCCGAGATCCAGTCGCCCTCCGGATAGACCTTCTCACCGTCCGGCTTGAACATCAGAGATTCGTAGAAGACCTCCGTGTGGGCCGTGTTGTTCGGGACGACGACCGGAGTACCACAGGCACCGGCCTCTAGGGCTGGCAGGTTGAAGCCCTCGCCCCGCGAGGCCGACACGTAGGCGCCGACCGACGAGTAGATCCTGGCGAGCTCGTACTCGTCGAAGGAGCCCTCCAGCGTCCAGATCGGCACTTTGTAGCGGGCGAACTGTCTGTAAATCTTCTCCTTCCAGGCGGTCGGCGCGTGCGTCAGGCCAATTACGACCGAGACTTTCTTGCCGCCCGCGAACGCCAGCTCCGCGGCGTCGGCGAGCACGTCCCAGCCTTTCCGAAACCCAGGCAAGCCGATTGTCAGGAACGTGAAACCGTCCGGGACGCCGCGCAGGCCGCGTCTCGACGTCGAGATCAGGCGGCACTCCGGCAGCGGCTCCGGCTTTCGACGCGTGTAGACGAGAGGGTCGACGCCGAGACGCATGACGCGCATCGGCAACCGGACGCCGGAGTCCCGGAAGACCTCGATGTTCCAAGCGGTCGGCGTCCAGAGCTCGTCGAAGTTCTCGTTCGCTCGCTTCGCCATGTCCGGATGGACTCGGTGCGAGGACTCCTGCATCGTCCAGACGATCCGGTGGCGTTTCCCGGTCGTGATATGGTCCGGGCCCATCACGCGCAGGAGCGGCGCATTCGGACCGGCCAGGACGTGCTTGTGGACGTCGAGACGCGACCGGAGGTCCTCCGAGACGTAGCAGGGCTCCTTGTGCGTATCGTCGAGCCGGACCGATAGGGTGTTCGCGACCCTAAACAGGACCTCGCGGTTCATCTTTCCGTAGCCGGTGTACTGGTACAGGTGGCCGACCCAGACGACCTCTGGTCCGCGCTTCTTCGCGACAGGCGGCTTCGGCCGACTCTCTGTAGACAGGTCGGAGATCTTCGGCTCGACGGATGACTTGACCAGCGCGATCTTCTCTCCGAACGAGACGGCCGGGACTGCCACGATCGATCCGAAGACCGGCCGCATCGCGCTCTCGATCCAGCGCCAGTCGGGACCGAGGAACGCGAAGGCGACTTCCTTTGTCTCCGCCAGGGCGACGCAGAAGTTCACGGACTCGCGCCCAGGGTACGCGTCGTTCCGATGCAGCCAGCGATCGACGAGACGCCGGGCGCCCGGAGTCGGTCGGATCAGAACGGCGTCGAGCGAGACGTTCCCGATCCCATCGAACTGCTTGGGCTTCGCCGGGATCGAGCCGATCCGATCGACGCAGGCTGCGACGTCGAAGTCTCTCGCCTTCAGTCGATCGTAGACCGGTGCCGTCGCGACCCGGCCACCAGGGGCGACGTACAGGAAGCAGTCGTGCTCGTCCGGGAAGTGCTTCATGGCGTCAGCGAGTGCGGCGGCCGGTGACGGTCCGGCAACCACCGCGCGCCACGTCACGCCCTTCGCGCGGTACGGCAGCGGCGGCGGGGCGCCTTTGAATGTAACGATGATCATCGGCGTGCTTTCTTCTTAGGTGCCTTCGACTTGTGTTTCCCGTTCCCGTTCAGTGGGACGTCGACGATCGGGATCGTGTCGTAGATCGGCCCCGGACGGATGGCCAGCGGTTTCGGCGTCTTCGGGAGAGGCTCTCGGAGCTCTTTGGCTCCGGGACACTTCCCCTCGTGGGCGATCCCGCAGGTCTTGCCGTTCCAGCCGTACGCCTGACAGCGGTGCTTCAGGCAGATCGGGCACATGCCGATGCAGGGATCTCCGCATTCGACGCAGACGGGCGGCCTCGACGGGACACAGGTGTCCGCGGCGGGAGGCAGCGGCGCGACTGGCTTCTGAATAACGCTGCTGACGACCTGAAGATGCGGAATAATCGGTCTCGCATTCTTGACGCAGGCCTCGTGCGCCAGCTCCTCGCGTGCATTCGAGACCATCGGAGCGCCGGGCAGAATCTCGAGGTCGCAGATCTTGCACTGGAAAGGCATATAGCTCCTCAGTTGTAAATCGACGAGACCGCTAGCAGGTGCGCAACGACGACGGCGAGATCGTCGACCTCGTCGGTGTCCGGACACCGTTCGCCGAACTCGAGAATAATGTGAGCCAGCTTCGCCGAGACCGGGAAGTCCGGCTTGCCGAACGAATCGAGCGGCCAGCCGGTCAGCTTGCCGTTCTTCGTCAGGTCGAAGAGCATCCAGGCGCAGAGGAAGCACTTCCCCTTCCGCTCCTCGAGCAGACGCAAGAACCCAGGAGATGACTCTATTTTCCGAAGGACTTCGCCCATTTCTCCCTCGCTTCCGCTTCGCGTGCGATGATCGTCTCTTTGAGACGACTTACCTCTTCAAGCTCCCTTCCAGTCGCGTCGCCTTCGGCCGCCCTCTTGACGAGTTTCGAGTAGCGTGCGCGGATCCGGTCGAGCTCGGTCCAGCCTCGCTGACGTTTCCGTTTCGGAAGCAGCGGCCCGAACATGTCGCACGGCGTCCCTTCACTCACGTCGAATCTCCCCGTGTATACGTCATCCTTCATCGCGGTCGATCCCGTACCGATCGGCCATCTTGTGGAGCGTCTCGATCTGACCCTGCGTCAGCGGCGTCCGCTTGTCACGTAGACGGACGATTACGGATTCGAGGAAGTCCGCCTCCCAGGAGGTCACGTCCCGGTCCATCCGGTCGAGTTCGATCGCGAGATCCAAGTGTTTCTGGAGCGCGTCCGTGAAGGCACGCTCGATGTCCTCGAACGGGTTCTTCTCACTTGGCACCGAAGACCTCCTGCAGCTTGATGACAGCGTCGACCGCGACAGCCTGGACGGCGTCATCATCGATCTCAGCGAGGTCGATCACGGTCTGGAAGTCGGTCCCCTTCGGACCGATCCGGAGCGGCACGCGGTCGCCGGGCCGGGCGATCCGGATCGTCAGGCCGGTCGCCTCGATCATCTTTCGGCTCATCAGCTCAAAGACGAGGTACCCCTCGCTCCCGGACAGGACGTGCGGAGCGTTCCAGGGAAGCGCGTAAGGCGGTCCACCGCAGAGATCGCGAACAAGACCGAGCCATTTCTGCTTCGCGATGCAGAAGTCGCTGGGCGCTTCGCACGGGCAGATCCCGGACCATTCAGACCGGCAGCGCGTTCCTTCGCGCCAGAGGCGCCCTAGGACCTCGCTACCCTTAATCAGGCGCGGCACGATCATCGCCCGCTTCCTGGCGGCAATCGTCTCCTGGATCGAAGCCGAGTCAGCCATTCAGCACCACCAATCGAGTTAGGACAGTTGTCGAACAGAAACGCTTAAATTCGCTCAAATTTCACGTTTTTAGGACAGTTTGACAGTTTTTCCATTCAACGCCCTTCGCGCGCGCACGCGCGCGCGGGACTGTGTCATAGAAGAAAACTGTCCTAACTGTCCTAAAACTGCATTTTTGAGAGAATTTTCAACTTTTCGTCTCACAACTGTCCTAACGACCTCAAAATAACGCATATTTTCGCTATGAATTAGGACAGTTGCGACCGAACTGTCCTCAACTGTCCTTCGTGTCGTCATCAGAACTGATTCTTCCGATCCGCCTGGGCGTGTTCCTTCGAGATCCCGATCCCAAGCCGCCATTTCTGACCGCTGGACTTCTCGACTTTATAGCCGAGATCGGTCAGCCTTCGACCGAACGCCGTTCCGGACATCGAGTCTTCGTTGCCGATCTCCCGCCGATGCCACTCCACGAACGTCTCGTAGAGGTCGTTCGCCCTGCATTTCGCTCCGTCCAGCAGCACGCAGCAGTCTGAGAAGAACATTCCGACGACGTCGGCGTTATTCCGGTACTCGGCCGTCGCAGAGAGGACCTCGGTAGGGTCTCCGAGGCCGCCCTCGCGCCAGTGTTTCGCGCCTTCAACGGCCCAGGCGAGGATCCCCTCTCGCTCGCCCATCAGCTTGTCCATCAGCGTGTAGTCGATCCGGTCTGGACCGATGACGACCGAGAACGGGATCAGGCGGACTCGGCGCCAGATGCCGAAGTCCGTCCCCTTGATCTCCGGCTTGTTGTTCGTCGCCATGAAGATCTTCCAGGTCGGCTTGAGCGTCCAGAAATCCTCTCGCATCCGGCGGACCTTCAGCTCGTCCCCGCCGGTCAGCTGCTTGACGAAGTTCTCGGCAAGACGCCGTCCATCCTCGACCTCGATCGTCGTGACGAACCGCTTTCCGGCAAGATCGGCACGCTCCGTCGGATGCGGTGCGTGAGCTCTGGTCATGATCAGATCCGGAGCGGTCTCCGCGGAGTAGTCCGGGCCGATGACGTTTCGAAGTGCGCCGAGGAAAGTCGACTTCCCGTTCGCGCCTTTTCCGTACGCGATCGGAAGAATGTGCTCGCGGACGACGCCGGTCAGTGAATAACCGGCGAGTCTCTGAAGGTACGAGACGAGCGATTCGTTCCCGTCCATAATTTCGAGTAGGAACTTCCTCCAGCGATCCGCTTTCGCGGACGGGTCGTATGCCGTTGGGCAGATCTTCGTCAGAAGACTCTCGCGTCTGTGTTCCGAGAAAGTCCCGTCACGGAGATTCAGTATTCCGTTCATGCAGTTGAGCGTCCACGGGTCGACGTCGAACTGCTCCGGCTCGACGGCGCGCATGTGCTGGGCGACGCGTAGAGTCGCGGAGATCCTCTCCGACTTCTGCCGCCTCTCTCCGGCGTTGACGGCGATCTCGACCGAGCGGCCGAACGACGCTCCGACTCGGTCCTGGACCCAGCGTCGACCGTCCCAGATCATCCACTTCCTCCAGGGCTCGCAGTAGGTGAAGTCCTTCCCGAAGTGCGAGATGAACATGTTTGCCGCGTCGACGTCTGTGACGGTTTCCGTCTCTTCGGTCTTTTTCCGTCCCGTCTTCTGTCCGAAGCCTTGTTCGAGGAGATCTTTCGCGGACTTCTTGAAGTCGCCGCCGTACTTCAGGAATGTCAGCGCTGCCCATTTCGAGTAGGTCGCGTCCGGCTCGAACGGCGCCGCATTCGAACTGAAGACGTGGAGATTGTCTCCACAGAAGCCGACGGAAGCGCTGTGCCCCTCGTCGGTCTTTCCTGGACGGCGCCAGTATACGATCGGCCCGTCGATCTTCGCCTTCCGCCAGCCGTACGGTTCTAGGACTTCGTCCCAGGTCGCCCGTGCGTTGAAGTCGTCGCCGGGGGCTGCTTCGCCGGTCTTGTCGGGATTCCCTTTCTCCCCAGGCCCGATGATCTTCTTCGGTGCCCTGTTGAACGACCTCGCCGTTTCTAGGAGGATTTTCCGCTCTTCTTCGGTGATCGTCGGAATCTCCGTCAGCAGCGGCCCGTCGGCGTGGACGTACGCTTTCTTTAGCGGATGGCATTCTGGATGACTCGGTGGCGCAAGAACGTAGCCGCCTTCGCCGCGCGTCTCGATCAGGACGTGTTTATCTTCAGCGACGGCGAGTTTCTGGTTGTGCTCGACGGCCGGAGCTCTGTAGTAGAAGTGCGCGCCGCCTTTCGGCGTTAGAATTCTAGGGAGTCTCTCGACGAGACCTGCGCGTATTTCAGTGACAGCTTTTATCCAGGGGTCGATCAGGGCCGGGTCATCGAAGTCGATGATCTCGAGATTGCCGCTGATCAGGCCGCCGATGATAGCGAGGCCGATCGGCTTCTCGGTTGAGAACCATTTATGGATCTCAAAGTCGATCGCCCGGCGTTTCTCGTACGCTTTCCAGGAGACCGCGGGCGCCTTCGAGCCGTCCGCACGAACCGGAATCACGGACAGACCAGAAGCGATGTATGCCCGTGCTGCCGCGAGGATGTACTCCGGAGAAGCCGTCCCCGGTGCCGTGTCCGCCATTGGACCCCTCTCGTCTCTCCTCTGACCGTCCCGAGCCCCGCACCCTTACTGCCTAATGGTTCTCCCTATCGCGTCGCTGGGAGCCTGATGGATGGAGGAGCTCCCAGCGACGCAGAGAGAGAAGGAGGGATTGCTCCCTCCGTCGTAGCCCGGCGTCAGAAGTCGGACGAGCCGCCCTTCGCGCTCGCGGTCTTCGCGGCGCCGCCGGTCGGCTTCGCGGTAGCGGCCTTTTCGGTCTTCTTCGGATCGGCTTTCTTTTCGTCGACCTTCTTGTCGTCGGTCTTCTTGTCCTCGACCTCCGGCTGCCAGGGGTTGATAAAGGCGATCCGGCTGCTGACGCGACCGTTGTAGGTCTCGTCGCGGACGACACCTTCGAAGGTGCATCCGGCCCACTGGTGGTTCGCCATGACCTCGCTGACTTTCTCATCGGGGAGGAAGTCGCGGGCGATGATCGTCGAGAGGTCGCGCTTGATGAACGGCAGGTTCTTCACGGTTCCGTAGAAGACGTGTTCGAGGACCTGTCCCTTGGTGATGTGAGGCTCGCCCGTCTTCGGATTCGGAACGGACTCCGGCTCCAGGATCTCGCAGAAGATCTTGAATCCCTTCGTGCCGGAGTTCGCAACGAAGAAGTCGTGGTCGGCGACGACAGTCTCGTCGCCCTTCTTGATCTCGGCCGTCGTACAGACGAACTTGTAGGTCGCCTCCGGAACGCGTCCCGGCGTCGAGTTCACAGCCTTCTCCGTCTTCTGGAACTCCTCGTCGAAGTCGCTGAACGGATTCGTCGGATTACCCATAGTGCTATGCTTCCTTTCTTCTCTTTCTCTGTTCTTCCGATCAAAATCAACCACAGCTTTATTTCCTCTCGTCCAGAGCCAGTGTCGGAGCTGCTACTCCCACTTCAGGACGTTCTTCCTCACCTCCTCTTCAGTCGTTCCATGCGGGGTCGCGATGTACACGGTGTTCTGGCCGTCGCGAGCCATGTAGGCCAGTCCGGCTAAGACCTTGCCGAACTCCCCGTAAAGGAATTCGACTTGAGGTTTCCGGAGTTCCTTCGACGACTCGACGTCGTAGGCGCCGAGTAGGAGCGATTTCCCTTCTTGCTTCGTCGTGTACGGATGGACGTGTCCGTTCTCGGAGCAGCCTTGCTTCCGGCACTTCTTATTGGGATCCGGCCAGCGAATCTCGCTCCAGCGGGTCATCAGAACCTTGATATCCTCTGACGTCGCTTCCGGTTCCGACGGGTCAGGTTTGCCTGCCTTGAAGATCTGATGGAGCGCACCCATCGTGTCGGACTTCTCCGGATCCGACGAGGTCCCGAGACTCTCGGCGGCCTCCTTGACGGTCTCTGGATCGGCGCTCGCGACGGTCTTGATCGCCTCGGCGGTCTTCTCGACGGGTGTCTGGTCCGGCACGATCAGGATCGGCTCGGTCGGCTCGGTGACCGGCGCGTCCGGAGCGTCCAGCATTTCGCCGACGTTCGGCTCGAAGAGTTCCTTATACACCCGCTTCTTCGTGACGTCGTGGACGGAATACTTTGGCATCCAGTCATAGCGGGTCTTCGTACATGCAACGAGGAACTTCGACTCCTTTGTTTTTTTATTTTCTTCCGTGAAGCACCTTAGCGCGATGTCGAATAGGTACTCCGTCTGCTTGTCGGCGTCGAGGAGGAACTCACCAGTCTTCTTTAGGATCTCTTCGCCAGCTTTGTTTGTCGTCTCGGAGTACTCGTCTTTCTCGCGGAACGACAGGATGACGTTCATCGGAAGCTCGGTGAGCATTCCAAGGAATGCCGCGAAACGTCTCTTCTCTACGCCCCAATCTCCGCGGGTCATCGTCTCGTTACCGCGCTTGTTCTTGATGTAGTCGATGATGTCCTGGATCAGGTCCAGGTAGAAGACCGTCGCCGAGTCGATGACGAGCGTTTCGTAGACGCCAGGGTGCGTTCGGATCCAGGTCAGAATCGGCTCGAGCTGGCGCCAGCGGTTCGCGACCTTCACCTGAAAGTCGTACTTTCCGATGTACGGTTGGCTCCCCTTCTCGGAGTCGACAAGGCAGACCTTAGGGAAACTGAGCGCGAGCCGAGTCTTTCCAGTGCCGCCCTTCCCGAAGACGGCGATTTTTAGATACTTTTTCTGTTTGACTGGATCTTCAAACACCTAGCTTCCTCCTTCTTCTTCTTATCCCTTTGAAGTCTGATTTTTCTTACAGCAGGTCCTAATATTTCATTCATTTCCTCCACTGTAAAATCGTCTGATCTTACGTAATTGCACCAACCGCAACACGGAACTACATTTCTAATGGAGTAGCCTACTCGGTGATTTAGTCTGTCGAGACCAGTAGATGTCGCTGTGAGCTGAAGCTTGCAATATTGACACGGAAGAAGGATTAGAGCGTAGTACTTACTTTTGGATATTCTCCACGCTAACCCTCTTTTTTTTGCTGCGAACTTTGAATATGAGAATCTTGCGTATGGCGTTCTAAGCCATCTTCTGTGCCATATTCTTTTGCAAAGCCTTCCCTTTTTTGAAGAAAAAAATCTTGTTCGTGCCGCTTTAAGTACAGCTCTCCCATTTTTTGTTCTTCTGTATATAAAAAGGTACTTTCTATCCCACGATCTCTTGCATGGCGTACACCAGCCATGAAGCTTATCCTTATTCTTTTTACAGACAGAGAATTCTGTTAGTACTTTCTCTTTTTTACACTTAGAGCATCTCTTATGTGTTCTGTCTTTTATTGCTTTGAATCGTCCCAAAAACACTTAAATTTCCTTCTTAAGCTCTGCTTTGTTTATCAATTACTGTCGTGACATAATATGTCACAGCTTCGCATTAAATTTTTACCGCCGAATCTCCTTCGGCAGCTCACGCTTGAATGAAGCCTTCACCCAGTCAGGGATCATCGAGGCGTTCCGGAACAGCAGATTCTCGAATCCAGCGTCGAGAACGTACGTGAAGGACCAGTCCGTCTTACTGCGGGTAGTGCGGCCAAAGCTCTGCAACAGGTCAAGAATTGTCTTGTAGCTATACCACCTCGGGTCGCGCTCCATACGCTCCTTGACGATCTTGTCGCCGATCGAGGCGTACGGCATCTTCAGAACGACATTGAACCGACCGAGCTCATCGCGGAGGTCGACGCCCTCCTTCATCCCAGGGGAGACCAGGACGCTGTCCTCGCGCTCGGCGTGCGCCTGGAGCATCTCGTCCTTGTCGCCGTCGAACTGGTCGGCGAACAGGAAGCGAGGCGATGCGACCTCCTGCCGGAGATAGTTTGCGAGGTCGTGACTCTGCGTGTGGATCAGCCCGCGCTGACCGGCGTGGGCGGCGAGGATGGCGCGGACCATGCGAACAAGCTTCGGCTTCGTCTCGTCCAGCGTCTTCCGCGAGCAGTTTCCGGCGTACTTCAGGAAGATCGGCCGGTTCTCGACAGGGAAGTCGGAGTCCATCGAGACGAAGGCGACCGCCTTCGGATCGAGACCGAGTCCTTCCGACCAGATCCGGATGTCCAGGATCGTCCCGGACATCGCCAGCACGCGATCGGCGTGCCGGAACAGGAGATCCTCGGCGAAGTCCTTCGCGTAGAGCGGCCGAGCGACGATCTTCCGAGACGGATCACCGCGACGATCCTTGTAGGTGACAGTCTCGAGAACCCACTCGGTCTTGTCGAGGTACGTCATGAAGTTCGCCAGCTTCCCCTGGAGCTCCTTGAGCGCGTCTGCCTCGGCCTGGGAGAGGTCCTCGGGGACCTCCTCGGAGCCTTCCTCGGCGTCCTTCAGCGCATTGTCGATCTTCCGGAGCAGGTCGGTCTCGCGGAGCCAGTCGGCGAACTGAGCCTTCGAGGTGATCTCACGGTTTAGCCGGACACCGACGATCGAGAGAGACCATTCGCTCAGTTCGAGCGAAACGAAATTCATTAGATTCGACTCGGTCGTGTGGCACTCGTCGATCAGGAGGAGGTTTCGCTTCCCGAAGCGTCCGATCCGCTGTTGGAACAGGAACGACGAGAAGTTGAAGAGCGTGATCGGATGATCGGCGCAGCGCTGGAGCTGCGACCAGTAGGGGCACTTGTGACAGCTCGCGGGGAGTTCGAGCGAGACGGCGCGCTGCAGGATGCTCCGGTCGCTGGCGTCCGGCGGTGCGCCGGACTCGTCGACGCACGAGGACAGGATGCCTTTATTCTTCCGACGGCAGATGCCGTGTGCGGCGTCGAGGTTCTGGCCTTCAGCGTCCGGATGGTTGCAGGCGTAGTTCGCGCGCCCCATCAGGACCTCCATCTGGGGGCTCGGGAAGTCGCGCTCGTATTGGCGCTGGAGGATCTTGGCTGCAGTTGCGAAGTGCGTCCCGCCGATCTTCCTGGCGGCGTTTGCGAAGGTCATGCAGACGAAGCTCTTGCCGGAGCCGACCGGCATCTCGAGACCGACGACGCGTTTGCCATCGCGGAAGGCGGCGTTGATCTTCTTGATCGCCTCGACCTGCTGAGGTCGGGGAGTTTTCCCGGCCGGAAAGTACGTCAGGATCTCTTCGTCGGTGAACGTCCAAGGCGAAAGTGAATTCGTCGGCTTCGACGGGACTGCGGCGTGCGTGACCACAGGGCGCCTCCTTCTTCTCTCTCCGTCCGACGAGGTCCTCCCCCTCGTCGGACGAAGCCCCACTAGAGCCTTTGGGCCTCCGCGGCCCGTCCATCCGCGCACATACCGGCGCGTGATGTGTGGGCACCAGAGCCGGATGCGGATAGACCTCTACCCCGGCCGCGAAGGTTCAGAGACTCTATGCTGTATCTGGTGCCCACGAAGGGAGTATAGCACTGGGAGGGGCCCTGTCAATGGAAAAAAGCACGAATATTCCGATTCGAAATACCTTGCCTTCCGCGGCCGGTGCTCATAATAATAGGCACTAGAAATGGCACGACCACTCAAGCCGACCCTCCCGGTCAGTCTGAAGTGTCCCCTCAGCGGCGTGCAGATCGGCACGAAGGCCTTCGACGAGCACCTCGCGAATGCCTATCCGGCCAAGGGCGGCCAGTCGGTCTACGTCCTCTGCTACCCACACGGCTTCCAGGGATTCATCAATAACCCTACTATCGTGGAGCTCGTCAATGCCGAAGAAGAAAAAGCAAGAGTCCGCGCTGCCCGAGTCGCCCCTCGACCTTCCTGAGGATCGTGGCGCCGAGACGACGACGCTCGTCGAGTCCGGAAACGGCGAGCGCGAGTCGGAGAGCCAGACCGAGCTCGTCGAGCGCGCCGATCTCGCCGAACAGACCGAAGAGCCCGCGAAGATGAAAGTCCAGATCGAGGGGACCGCGTCCGCGGTCCGCGCGGCTGCGCGGAAAGTCGCCAACTCGCCCGCCCAGCGGCCCGCCCCGCCGCCCTCCGAGCCCGAGGAGCCGCCCGACAACACGGATGAGCTGCTCGCGGACCCGCGGAACATGGTCGTCGTCCGTCGTCAGCTCCCGAAGTCCGTCGAGCTGGGTGACGGCCGCCGGATCCGGACCGGCACGAAGATGCCTGAGCCGTATTCCTGCCCGACGACGCGCGAGGAGATCGAGAACGACGTTTTCGACAACTACGGCGGCTACAAGTACAAGTGCTCGATTCATCCGGCGACGACGAATGGCGAGAATACGCTGCTCGGCGCCTTCACGATCGAGCATCCGGACGGCCCCGACACGATGCCGATCGTCGAGGGCCTCGATCTGAACGAGCAGCAGACCCAGGTGGACCCTCGCACGGCGCTCCACACGTCGAGCGGCGATTCGACGATGCGAGACACGGACCCGTACGCGAAGATGCGCCAGGAGGCCGAGCTGCGTCTCGACCGTGCGAAGGCGAAGAAGGACGCCCTGCTGCTCGAGGCCGAGGCGAAAAAGATGGAGGCTGAGATCGAACGGATCGGGAAGGCCGACGCCGCCCCGGTCGTGCCTCCCGGCGAGTCCGACGAAGTGAGGAAGCTCCGCGAGCAGGTCGCCGAGAAGGACCGTCAGCTTGCCGAGAAGAAGATCGATGATCGCTTCGCGATGATCCAGAATTCCATCCTCGAGCTGACCAAGACGGTCACGACGCTCGCGACCACGAAGCCCGCGGTGGTCGGCGAGGATCCGACGCTGAAGTTCATCATGAAGAAGATGGACAACGACGCGACGCAGATCAACACGCTGATGACCGCGCTGACCGCGAAGGCCCCGGCCCCGGTCCATACGACCGGCGACGACCTCGACAAGTTCCTGAGCCGCGCCGAGAAACTGAAGGCGATCACGGGCGGCGGCGAGAAGAGCGGCGGCCGTCTGTCGGAGGTCGAGAACCGTCTGATCGACATCGCCTGGGAGAAGCTGAACGGCGGCGATGAGGGCGGTGGCGGCGACGAGAACGAGGACATCGGCAAGCTGGCCGTCAAGGAGTTCGCGCCGATCCTGAAGAGCTTCGTCGACAAGAAGATGGCCCAGGAAGCATCGACGACCGGTGCCGCACCGTCGCCCGAGCGCGAGAACCAGATCCGCGAGGAGGCCGCGAAGTTCGCCGTCCAGAAGATCGCCGAGAGTCTGCACGCGCAGGGCATCCAGCTGACGACCGGGCCCGACGGGAAGCTGCTCGCGATCACCGGCAAGCCGACCGGCAAGGTCACCGTCCCGCCGCGCCACGCCGGGACGAAGGTCATGTCCTCGCAGCAGACGCAGGGCGGCCTCGTCAAGAAGATCGCAATCACGCCGACCGACCTGATGAACAAGACGGAGCCGGAGCCGAAGCCCGAGGCGGAGGCACCGACCGAAGGAGGCGAGGTGACGCACGGAGTGTTCCCGATGCTCGGCGATGGCGGGACGACGCTGAAGATCAAGTTCCCGATCCATCCCGGCGAGATGAAGTACGACCGGAAGACCTCCGTCGACTTCGTCCTGGCCGGTATCCGCTCGGAGATCCGTCAGCAGTTCCCCCAGAAGGCCGACGCGGGCAAGCAGGTCGAGAGCTACGTCCCCTCCGACGCGATCGAGTTCCTCGACGAGGACCTGCTGAACAAGCTCGAGGCGATCGACAGCGGTCCGCAGCTCGAGACGCTGCTCGCCGAGTCCGGCGGCGACCGCGCCCAGATCGACGAGATCAAGAAGTCCGGCGAGGACGAGGTCGTCGCGAGCTTCCTCCGGCGCATCATCAAGACGATCCAGACCGAATGGGCGGTCCAGAAGAGACAGGGCAAGTAGCCGAACCGAATACAGGAGAGAGACGATGCCGCATCTCGAAGACAAACCGGTCCAGGATCTCATCATCGACCAGATTCAGGAGATCTTCCGTCAGTCCTTCATCATGGGCGAGCGTGCCGTCCTGGAGGCCGCGAAGCGGAACGGACTGAGCGAGTCCGAGACGAAGGAACTCCTGATCGCGAACGGTCTCCCGATCGGCATGGAGTTCATGAAGCAGATCACGAACACCGCGCAGATCGTCGAGCGTGCCAACCCGAAGGACGTCGACAAGATGATCGAGTCGATGGACCTCGTCCTCGACTACGTTCGCAAGAAGAACAAGCTCGACTGACGGGCACTCCTGAAAACTGACCGTGTACACGGAGACCCGTCGACGTGGAAAGTGAACAGGACGCGCTGCTCCGCAAGCAGCGCGAGCAGGTCATCCAGGCCTTCAGGGATCTTGCAACGGCGACGGCGAACCTCGTCGCGGCCACCTCGAACTCCGCCGCCGTCTCGAAGAAACAGATCGAGATCACGAACTCGCTGATCGACACGGCGGCCGGTCTCGCCGAGACGATCATGATACCGAAGGATGGACTCCGCGACGTCGTCGACGAGCTGATCGACGAGGTCCGCGGACTCCGCGAAGATCTCCGCGTCATCGTCCAGGCGAGCGGTCTGAAGTCGGCGCTGACCGGGCTGTTCGAGCAGCTCCCCCGAGGAAAGAAGTTGTGACGTGCGGTTCCTCCGATGGCTCCGTCAGGTCTGGTGCGGGATCCGTCGTGGACACGAGCCGCACGTCGAGAACGTCGCCGCGCTCTGGGGGAGGACGCGCTGGTGTAAGGTCTGTCGCCACTGCGGAACGGTTCTCGAAATTCTCTGATTCCTATTTCCCTTGACAACTGAACCTTCTCGTCGCAGAATGTGACATAGAGATTTGGCGGATCGCCCGTACTGGGCGGAAAAGCCGCGGCGGAAACGCCGTGGCTTTTTTCGTATGGGATACGAAAGATGCCTGAGAGCAGCACGGTCGGCGGGGACCTTCGGTGTCCGGCCTGCGCGAACTGGATCCTGAGAGGATCGTTCGAGGGTGGGCTGAACCTGAAGTGCGGCAACAAGAGATGTGCCGCGCAGCTCCTGGTGGAGATGCGGTCCGGTAAGCCGACGATCACCGTGCTCTCGACGAGAAAGTAGGCGGATCGCCCGTCCTGGGCGGACAGCCTGGAGAGATCCAGGGAGCGCAATGCGCTGTTCGCCCGAACTCGCCGCTCACGACAAAGCTCTCCTTTCCAACTTCGTTCCTTCTTCTCCGTGGGAGCTCAGTTCCAAAAAGCTGAGCTCCCACGACCCCTATACCGACCTCGCCGGAGGCTCCCGATGAGCTCGACCGTCGAGGGTCTCGACCGCGGCGTCTCCGGCACGTCGGCGACGCTCGAGAAGATGCACAAGCTGGTCGCGCTCGGCAAGCTCGACCCGACCATCCAAAAGATCGCGACCTGGATCCGTCTTTCCGTTCCACAAGATCGTCGCGGCAAGACGACCGACACGGCCGACGCGATCTTCCAGTGGACCAAGGACCACGGGATCTTCCAGTCGGACCCGTTCCAGATCGAGAAGATCGAGCATCCGATCGAGGCGATGCGCGCCGTCATCGAGAGCCGTCAGAACGGCAGCTACTCCGGCCCCGGGCTCTTCGTCGGCGACTGCGACACCTTCGCGGTCTTCGTCGCGTCGCTCGGCGGCGTGCTCGGCTTCCAGTACGCCTTCGAGACCGCGAAGGTCGACGCGAGCCGTCCGGACGAGTTCTCGCACGTCTGGACGTCGCTGCTCGTCAACGGCGACTGGTACCCGCTCGACTCGTCGACACCGGGCGCCTATCCAGGCTGGCGTCCGCCGGTCGCGCCGGAGCTCCTGGCGCGTTGGCCGGAGCATCCGATCGAGGACGTCGTCGGGAGGTCCGAAATGAGCTCCATGAATCGAGGTCTCGGCGACGCCGACAACAATGCCTCGCCGCTCGCCGACGTCGACGCCGCCTACCCGAAGGACTACGTCGCCTACGGGATCCCGCGGGACTTCGGCGCCGGGCCCGGCGTCATTCCAGTCGCGAACTTCGACAACATCCAGCTGCTCCCACCGCACGAGACCCAGATCCCAGATGCCGACCTCCAGCCGGACATGCACTTCCTGAAGGCGGCGCCCCTGGTCAATCCGTCCGAGCGGATCCAGTCGATCGCCGGACAGCCCGACGACCACGGGAACCCCTACTACAACACCAAGGGCGGCGTGCCGCCCTACTACAAGGTCCAGCGTCAGTTCTACCCGCCCGGCTCGCGTTGGAACGGTCCGATGGGCGAGGACACCGTCCGGTACGTCAAGACCGGCGCGTACGTGAAGGTCAAGTCCGGTGAATCACCCGAGAGACAAGTGAGGACGAACATGGGACAGCCGATGACTCTCAAGCGCCGCAACGTCATGGTCACGCCGCGCCGGGTACCGTACGGCGCGATGGAGGGGTACGGCATGGGCGACGACGTTCCCGGGATCGTCACCTCGCTCGACACGCCGTCGGACTCGACCTCGCCGGAGGTCGCCGCGACGACCGCGCAGACCTCCGCACCGACCTCCGACTGGCAGAGCACGCTGGTCACGAACAACCAAGTCGCCGCGCCGACGCCGACGTCCGCGGCGAAGTCCTCGCCGACCGCCTCCGCTGCCGCCGCGGGCGGAACCTCGGTCTGGGACTCGATCTCGGCCGCCTTCAAGGCGGTCGGGACGGTCGCGCCCGTCGCGCTGCAGTCCTCGCTCGCGCAGTCCGTCATCAACGCGACGAACAAGCTGGCCGGGAAGCAGGTCCTGGCGCCCGGCACGACGGTCCCCTGGTACCTGAACCCCGTCACGCTCGGCGCGCTCGCCCTGATCGGCGGCGGCGCATGGTACATCACGTCGAAGTCCCGTCCCGGCAGCCGTCGGAGCCGCCGTCGATAGGAACGAATGAACCGTATCGTTTACGTCCGGAGACCCGGCCTGAGCGGCGTCGGCGACGTCACCTCGTCGATCACCGACGCGGCCGTCGCGTCGATGACGCCCGCGATCCGCGACATCATGATCAACGACGTCGTCCCGATGCTCGGCGTCTTCATGATCGCAGGCGCCGTCTCGGCGGCGTTCATCGGGACGTGGTTCGGCCACCGGGCCCAGCGCAACTACTCCGGTGTCCGGAGGAATCCGGTCGCCCGCACGCACGTCTCGCTTCGTCGCCGGAGGACCGCGTGAGAGTCGCGAAGAATCCGCCGTCCTTCATCCTGGTCGACAAGGAAACCGGCGACGTCGTCTATACGAAGCGTGCGACCGGTGTCGGCTCCGAGGCGATCCGTAAGTGCGTTGAGAAGGGCCGCGCGCTCACCGCTCGGACCGGCCGGACCTACTTCGTCTACCTCGACATCATGGGCGCGAAGGTCGGTATGAAGCTGTCCGTGCCGATGGCGTACGCTCTCGGGATCACCGAAGAGATCGGTCCCAAGGGAAGCGCGATGCCGTCGGGTCGTAAGTGCTGCTTCGCTCCGGACGTGCGTCCGTCCGGACAGGGGATGCGTTGCATGAATTGCCAGCGTTGGGAGGCCGACAACTACCTGAAGAATCCTCGCCGCGCGCCGGTCCGTCGGAATATCTACGCCTTCAACAATCCGCCGTCTGGTCCGGCCGATCCGACTGCGGCGCGCGAACTCGAGCTGTATATCAGCAACGACTCGCAGCTCTACCATTCGCAATTCATCCCGATCGTGAAGAACCTGATGCTGAAGCGTCGGAAGGGCGTCTACAACCGTGAGCTGACGGTCAAGCTCTTCATGTACCTGATGGATGCCGGTGCGAAGAAGTACGTGAGGGAGTTCGGAACCGGCGGGAACATCGACACGATGTTCAACAAGAACACGCGCATGGCCGCCGCACGCGCCTTCCGTGACTCCTTCGAGACCGAAGCCGAGCTCGGGAACTACGACCGGATGATCGGACCCGTCTCGAATCCACTGAACCGCAAGGAAGTCGCTCAGGTCATCAACATGTCGAGAGATATCGCCAGGACCGCCATCAGAGCGAAGAAGCTCGGCGATGCCAGTCGAGCGAAGGCGAACCTCGCTTACGGTCGAGGGATGCTCGACGTCTCGATGACGTTCTCGCCGCAGGGCACCCGTAAAGGTGTCAGAAACATGCTCGACCGGTACAACACCATCGAGCGTCGTGAAAGCTCCAGGAGCAATCCGTCCATCCGCGAGAACATCTACACGTTCAATAATCCGCGCAAGCTCAACGCGATGGAACGCGCCGCTTCGCTCTTCAACCTCTCCGTTGCGACCTGGGCGCCCGGCGACGGCCTGACACGCTACCGTTTCTTCAAGGCGTCCGGACATGGACCGTACGCCGACTACCACCAGGGTGGCGCGATCTATACGGCGAACGGTCGCGGCGAGGCGATAAAGTTCCTGAAGGCGTACGGCGTCGGCCGCTCGCGGATGAATCCGTCGCCGCACGATCCGTCCGGACTCGCCGAGCTCGACGCGCGCATGAACGACCTGATGCGTCGCATGGACGCGATGAAAAAGAGCGGGACCGACAACCGTCCCGAATACATGATCCTCCTGAAGGAGGCTCAGGCGGTCTCGCAGAAGCGTCTCGCTCTGATCGGCCTCGGGTCGACCTCGATTCAGAAGGGCTTCACGCGCCGGAACCCATGCTCGAATCCGACCTGCAGGATCAAAAAGCACGGACACGTCCGTCAGAACCCGATCCTCCAGACGATCTTCCTGGCGAACCCGCCGATCTCGGCGCAGTGGGACCGACTGACCGGCCGCCAGCGCCTCCAGGTCCTCGGCTTCGTCGGCTTCGAGGAGACCGCCAGCCGGTACGTCCGGCTCCCCTGGAAGCTCCTGTCGAGCATGGTCAGGGAAGCCCTCGAGCAGTACTGGCTCGACTCGACGTCGACGCGCGGCACGACGCGCCGTCGGATGGCGCCGGTCGGCGCGAATCCGCTGACGCGCCGTGAGGCAGGCAGGATCATCGGCGAGGCGAAGCGCGACATCCGATACGGCTCCGGATTCCGCTCCGGAGAATTCACCCGTACCGTCAGCGCCGGACAGGCGTTCGGGAAGTCGAAGGTCGTCCGGAAGTACGGCCCGAAGAGCGCCGGACGTGCCGCGGCGAAGATCGCCGACAAGGCGCACAAGATGGCCGGGACGATCTTCTCGAACCCCGGCGTCAGCCTCCCGCGTCCCGGCACGAAGCTGACGATCTCCCAGGCGCTCGACCTCGCCGAGCGTCTCGGTAACCGCGAGCTCGTCAAGCAGTGCCACGCGGCGATGAAGCTCCAGAAGGCCGCCAACAAGGACGCGAAGTGCGTCATCTGGAAGGTCTTCCCGATGGGCTCGAAGGACAAGATCGACTCGGTCGTCGCCCTGACGCACTACGGCGACTCGCCGGAGACGATGTACAAGCCGCCGCCCGGCTCGAAGAAGGGCAACCACATGTACCGGCACAACTGGGGCGAGAAGGGCGGCAAGCAATCCGTTCCGCTGCTCGCCTCCCCGGACGGCAAGATGCTCATGATGCCGCTCGAGGGCCGGAAGGTCGCGTCGGACTGGCTGAGGCATTGAGGGTGAGACCATGATCGGAGCACTCGTATTCGCGAACCCCGGGCGGCCTGTCGCCGCACGGAGGAGACGTTCTCGTTCCAGAACCGCCCGCACGACGGGCAAGGAGATTCGGATGGCACGCTCCCGTACGCGCCGTCGGGCAGGGCGGCGTATGAGAAATGCCAAGGGGCATTTCGTCAAGGCACGTCGGTCGTCCCGGCGTCGTCGCAACCCCAGCGGTCACATCAAGGTCGGTCGCCGCTGGAGGAAGATCACGAAGTTCGCCACGCGCCGCAAGCGCGGCAAGCATCGCGGACAGATCCGTGGCTTCCACTTCCCGAAACGCTACCGCCAGAGCCGTCGGCGTCGGGTTCACGCGAACCCGGTCGTCGTGTCGAATCCGCGTCGGCGTCGGGCCCGTCGGAACCCGTACCGCAGCCATCGTCGCCGGTACGCCCGCCGGAACCCCGCGGTGTCGTATCGCCTGTCGAGCGACCCGATCGCGGCCCTGAAGAACGCCCTGATGTCGGCGTTCTCGATGGACACCCTCGAGACTCTCGTCCACATGGGCGTCGGCTTCGGCGGCGCCCTGACGCTGGGCAAGTGGCTGTACGTCCAGCCCTGGATGCCCGCCACGGCCGGTTCCGCGTCGTTCGTGAAGGTCGGCTCGACCTTCCTGTCGACGGCGGTCCTGACCGCCATGTCGGCCGTCCTGAAGCAGCCGCGCCTGACCGCGCGGATCCTGACCGGCGGCCTCTTCGCGACGCTCTGGCAGGGGCTCTCCGAAGCGGTCTCGGGTACCCAGGTTCAGCAGTACATCCCGACCCTGTCGGGCTCGCCGGAGACCGACGCCTTTCGCAAGGCGATCGAGTCCGAGGTCCTCAAGGAGCTCAAGGGCGGCGGCGTCCACGGCTACCTGCGTGCGGCCGGATCCGAGGGGATCTCGACGTACCTGCAGCCCGCCGGGATCAGCTACCTGCGCCCGGCCGGTTCCGAGGCGTACCTGACCAAGGTCAACACCGAGCGTGCGAACGCCGGGATGAGCGCCTACATGACCGAGGTCAACACCGAGATGGCGAATGCCGGAGTCGGTGACGACGACGAGTTCTCCCGTCGGGGGATGCCGGAGAAGTTCTAGTCCGAGCGACTAAGAGGAGCACCGGAGACGAGAGTCTCCGGTGCCTCCCCTCTGGAGGCCCTGATGGACCTCCCGAGGGGAGTGGGCTACGAGCGCCAGCCTGCCCAGCGGCATTTTTGTGGACGAAAGTCCCGGCCGGAAGTGGCGCGCGAGACTGAAAGGTGGAAGACATGGCGAACGGAGCCGCGCCCGCGGACCAGGGCGTGACGGTGGTCCAGCCCTACTACAAGATCACCCAGGGCGTGCCTGCGGCGATCGTGCGGTCGTACAAGGAACCCCTGTACGACTCGGAAGTGATCCTCGCCGCGACGCCGTCGCGCGAGTTCACGCTGTACCAGAAGCCCGTCGGCCAGAGCATGAACGACGGCACGGTGAAGACGTTCCTGTATTCGAATCAAACGCAGGCGGGGTCCTTGGGCACCCCCTTGAGTTTTGACGTGTACGGGTTCAATGCCCGCGTCTGGGCGTCGCCGTCCTCGAAGATCCTCTCGATCGGCAACTACACGCTCGTCGAAGCGGCGGGCGTGTCCGAGGTGATCTTCGGCCAGGACACGAAGTTCCTGACCATTCCGATCGAAGACGTCCCCGCGGGCGTCGACACGGAGGGTCTGGGCGCGACCGACGCGCCGCACATCGGCTGGGGCGTCAGCGATAACATCTACCGGTTCGACATCGGTGGACGTGCGCTGCACATCAACTCGACGGAGCCGTACTCCGTCAAGATCAGCTGGCCGAGCGGCCTGACCGGCACGACCGGCAACCTGCTGTTTCGGTGGTTCATTCGGGGTATCCGCTACAAAGGCGTCTAGAGCGCCTTTCGCGCGCAACTTCGGACGCACTCGCGAGAGTGCGTCCCTTGATGGGCCCGAAAGACTAGCAACAAGCGCCCGCACTGTGCGCGGTCCGCTTCCCTGCTGAGATAGCTCGGAAGGAGACGACGATGAGCTGGGGTCAGGTACCGACATTCCTGCGCGACAAGGATTCCGGCAAGATCTACATGAACCCGGCGAAGGACTGGGTTCAGCCATTCGAGCTGACGGTCTCGAAGCCGAACCAGCTGATCCACCTCGCCGCGGGCGAGAACCGCGGGCCCTTCCCGCTGACCGCCCAGTACGACGGTCCGATCGAGTGCTTCTACGTAAAGTGCAACGTCTACGCGCCCGCCGACGATCCGACGCTGCCGGGCGCGCTCGTCCAGACCTACGACATCGACTTCCTGCTGGAGCATCCCGGCAAGCGGATCCAGTTCTCCAATCGGAAAGTTCCGCTGATCGCGCTCTCCGGGAATGCCGCGCAGCCGTACGTCCTGCCGGAGACGATCTTCATCCCGCCGGTCCAATCGCTCAATCTGACGCTCGTCAACAACGACCTCGTCAACGCCCGCTTCGTCGAGTTCGTCCTGGGCGGCATCAAGTTCTACCCGAACATGGCTCCGGCCGGGGCGATCAAGGACGAGGTCTGGAAGTACGTCGACCGTCGCGAGCGGACCTACGCCTACTTCCAGACGACCGACGAGCCGGTCGTCCTGACGGCGGGCCAGGAGAACATCTTCTTCATGACGATCCCGGACAACTCCGACTTCGAGTGCTTCAAGCTGACCCAGCAGTCGACCGGCCAGTTCCGCTGTCTGGTCCGGGACGGCCAGAACGATCGCGCCCTGACCGGCGACCGGGTCCACCGGGACCTGCTGTTCGGCGGGCACGCCGAGATGCCGGACGGTGCGGGCGCGTTCCTCGGGTCCGGTGGGATCTGGCCCGCCCGCTGGGCGGCCTCCTGGCTGATCCGCCGCTCGACGAAGGTCCAGCTCGACCTGCTGGACATCTCCGGTGCGGACAACACGATCAAGCCGGTCTTCGCGGGGAGAAAGATCTCGTATGTCAGCTAAGAAACCGCCGCGTCCTCCGGGACGCCCGCCGGGTCCCCCGCGCGGGGGCGGCATGGGCGGTCCGGACCACGAGGGCTACCACTACGAGGGCTGGCGCGATGCCGGACAGGGCGAGCCGCGTCCGGAGGACGTCGTCTTCGATCCGTCCTGTCCGCCGCCGCCGGACCCGTGCGGCAAGCCGAAGGTCTGCTTCGTCAAGTTCCCGGCCTTCAATCAGCCGCCCTGGTTCGCGAAGCCGCTGATCAAGGTCCGCTCGTCGCTGATCATCCCGGCCGGTTCGATCGCGCTCGTCTTCGACCGCGAGATCGCCGACCGGCAGCGCGCCGTCTCGTCGTTCCTCGGGATCGACGTCGCGCCGATCGCGCCTCTCATGAACTCGCAGCTCGAGTTCTGGTTCCAGCTCGGCAAGAAGGGCGTCGCCGAGCCCTCGAAGAACATCATCCAGGTCTGGGACGACCAGAATCCGAACTCGTACGGGACCTCGCACGCGATCCAGTCCGGACGGACGACGGTCTGGCCGGGCGTCGGGACGCCGCTCAAGTTCTTCGAGGCCGGGCTGCAGTTCGGCCTCCGTGGACGCTGCCAGTTCCAAGGCCTGATCGAGAACCGGTCCGGCGTCGACGTGACGATCCGCGCGCTCTTCGGCTACTACTACTACTGGGCGAGCGCGAAGGGCGGAGCCTCGGAGTTCGAGTCCGGCGACTTCGAGTCGTAAAGGAGAAACGATGCCCGCGCCACTGAACCCGAATCTCTGGCCGACCGTCCTGCACGACGAGGACGGGATCCCGATCGGACCCCTGAATCCGCTGCCGGTCACGGGCGGCGGAGGCGGAGGCGGATCGTCGCCGAACCAGCCGACCTTCGCGGTCAACCAGCAGACCGTCGCGGTCCCCGGCACCGCCGCACAGCTCCAGGCGCAGGCCGTTCCGAACGGCTTCCAGATTTTCGTCCGTGCGCTGATCACGAACAATGGTAACATCTACGTCGGCCCGTCCGCCGCGGACGCCCAGAACCATACGAAGGCGACGATCCTCGAGCCCGGGGCCTTCGTCGAGCTGGCTCTGACGAACGTCAATGCGATCTTCATCGACGCCGACGATGCGGCCGACGGCGTCTCCTGGATCGTGGAGGTCGCCTAGCCATGGCTGACGGCGGAATCGGAAACCAGTCCCCGGCGACGCTCTTCCAGGCTCGCCTCGACACGACCGACGGCGTCTCGAACACGCTGACGCTCGGCCAGTACCTCGGGAACAAGGTCGTCGTCTCGGGCGTCACGGTGAAGATTCCGGGCGCCGGTCTGACCAGGGGTATCGCCGACAATCTGATCGACCTGAACGGTGCCGATGCCGGATCAGCGCCGCTCGCCTCGACGCTCTATTTCGTCTACATCTCGAATAGGAAGGCGACGTTCTCTCCAGAGTCGATCCGGCTGTCGTCGCAGGCGCCGACGCCCGTCAATGGCGTCCGGTACCTCGGGACGTCCGGGAACAAGCTCAACTGGCGCTTCGTCGGCTGGGTGATGCCGAATGCGACGCCGCAGTTCGAGAGCAGCCAGACCTCCAGGCTGATCATCAATCTCTACAATCGCTTCTCCCTGGCGATGTACGCCAATCCAGCGTATCTCGACAACAATGCGGTCACGACGTACCCGGTCACCGCTGGAAACTGGACGACGCCCGCCGCCGCCGTCGGTCCTCCGACGATCTCGCAGCTTCAGTTCATCTCGAACGGACAGGACGAAGTCAGTTATCTGATGGTCGGGCAGGGTGAAGGGAATCCGAACGGAACACCGATGATCGGCGTCGGAGAGGATTCCCAGACGAACGCATCCATGCAGGCCCAATTGGGCGCCGGAGGTGGACCCTTCGGAAGCATGACCGTCGGTAAGGACACCCTGTTCCCGGAGGGGCCCCATACGCTGGACATGCTGATCGCCGGTAGCGGCGGAAACGTTCTGTTTCTCTCGGACTTCGGGCGTATCCAGGGCGGCACCTTCGACACTCCGGCAACCTACATGACCGCTCGGGTCAGAGGATAACGTGTGGCGAAAGGCGGAAGCGGTCCCGGCATCGAAGAGAACAGCATCCTCGTCACGGGTGCCCTCTCCAACATCAACGAAGGGCGCCTGACCGTCGTATCGGGACAGCCGAATCCGGTCGACGTGACCGGAGGCGGAGATCCGATCCAGGTCGGCACGGGCCAGAACTCCGCCACGCTCTACTACACGCCGTACGTCGGAAACAAAGTCCTGCTCTACTTCGGAGGTCACTGGAGCATCTTCACGACGGCGGAGATCTCTATCTCGAACGCCGGACTCGGCGACGGTCTGGATCCATCCGTCGGCCCTTACGACGTCTTCCTTTTCGGTGACGGCCTAGGGAACGTCCACCTGGAGTTCGGACCCGCCTACGCGCAGTTCACGCGCCCCGCGGGGCGCCTCATGCGTCAGGACGGGATCCTCGTCAAGAACGGCGACCCGACTAGGAAGTTCATCGGGACCATCTGCACGGTCGCGGTCGGGAACCACGTCGCGCCGTTCCTGTTCTGGGACGGATCGAACGTCAGGTTCGTCTCGAACTTCTACAACAAGATCATGAAGTACATGTGGGGCGAGCAGGGCTACCAGACCGGCGCGCTCCGGACGAAGGCTCTAAATGCCGCCGCCGCGGGGCAGTGGCAGATCCCGCTCTTCCTTGGTCTGTCCATCTCGGACTACACGTATCCCGGCCACATTGCGCCGATCGGGTCCGGAGATCCGATCTACGTCCAGTGGGTCGCCTGCGAGGCGCGGAACGTCCGGCTCGCGCCCAGCGCACTGATGGCTCTCAGTGGCGGCACGAGGATGGGATTCGGAGTCGGCCTAAACCAGGGCGACGATCCGTACGACCCGACCCAGGTCATCAAGTCCTGCCAGACCGACCTGACGGAGATCAGCGACTCCGTCGAGACTCAGTTCCTCTGTCCGCCCGGCGTCTTCACGGCGTGGATGGCATTCTTCGCGGACGGCGGGACATTCAACGCGAACTTCTTTCCGAACGACGTCGCTCGTGGAGCTGCGGCATCGCCGTACCTGACGTATCTCCATGGCGAGATCGAAGTCTAGAGGTAGCTAGCATGGCTCAAGGTGGCGGATCCGGAGAGCTCATCGTCCAGACGTTGCCCCCTACCTACGCCTTCACGATCGACGGCAAGGTCACCGTTCGAGATCTGCTCACCGTACCGGGGAAGGGTCCGCAGGTCACCGGAGCGACCGGGCAGGTCGAAGTCGCACCGGTCGGCGCGGCGATCACGGCCGACGTCATCCTGGTCAATCGTTCCGACGGCTCGACCGTCGCGACCCTCGGCACGCTGACGATTCCGGCCGGATCGCTCGAAGGCTCTATCGTCTTCGGGACTCCGAGATTCGTTCCACCGACTCGCGCACTGAAAGTATCCGTCACGCAGATCGGCTCTCCGGGAACGGAGGGCTCCGATCTCGTTATCCTTGTTTCGTAGGATAGGCGCCGATGCCGAGCCATTTCGACACGTTCACGGTACCCCACACGGGTAGTTTCATCGCCGTCTGCGGCGCCGGGGGCGGGTCCGGCTTTCGAGGACAGAACTCTCCGTACCGCGGTGGTGGTGGAGGCTCCGGCGCGAAGGCGTCGAAGATCTTCGCGGAGGTCTTCGGCGACGTCCTGAGCATCCTCGTCCCGGATCCAGGGACGCACAATGTCCTCCAGGACGGATCGGATGCCGTCTACGCCTTCGCGAGGCCGCTGCACTGTACGGCGGCGGCCGGTAAGGCCCCTCAGTTTTTCGGACCCGTCGGGCTAGGTGGTGCGGCGATCAACTGCGTGGGCGACGTCATCGTGGCCGGAACAGACGGCGACGGACCGGTTCCGGACTTCACGGTCGGCGCGGGGCATACCGGGGGAGCGAGCCCTGATGGGACTCCGGGAGGAACAGGCGGCGCGGTCGACGATCCGACGGGCGGCCAGGACGGACCGTCTCCAGGCGCAGGCGGAGGCGGCGGCGGCAGCATGTCGGTCGCCGCGGCAAATGAGCATTCGGCCTGCAGCGGCGGATACGTCCTGGTCTACGACGCCGCGGACTGGCCGACCTATCCGGCCGGTCTGCCGACGGGATCGCCGATCGCGACGTACGGGACGCCGCCCCCTCCTCCACCTGTCATTGCAGGCAGAAAATCAGCCTTCGTAATGTAGAATGAATAAAGGAATTCGACCGGGGACAAGGAAAGGTTGGGTCTAATCGATGGTACCTTTCGTGTCCATGATTCTGGATATCTCGGCGGTCGAGCCGCCGAGCGGCGCGATCAGCCCTCTCGCCTGGGCTATCATCGTCGCCCTTTCGTTCGTCTGCGCGACGGCGATACCGGCGCTTTGGTACCGCGGGAACAAGATCCAGGATAAGATGTACGAGGACCTGAAGAAGTGTAACGAGAAGCGTCTCCAGTCCGAGGAGGACCAGCTCGGTCTCCTGAAGGTCCTGCGCCTCCAGATGGAGGCATCGAGAGGAGCCAAGAGATGACCGTACGCTCGAAGAGCACACTCAAGATGATCTGCGCGAAGGCCGGAATCGCGAACGTCGAGCTCACCAAGGAAGCCCAGAAGCTCATGGAGCTCTACGAGGACCCGAACGTCGCCCCGGAGCAGAAGCAGATCGTCAAGGCCGAGCTCGACCGGGCGATCGAGGAGCTCGAGAGCCGCGTGACGACCCGGCGGCTCCGGGAGTCGCGTGGAATCGTGGACCCGGAGACCACGTCCGAGTAAGATCTACGTAACCGCCCGTCCCTAGCCGGGCGGTTCTGATCCGGCGATCGGCGAGTACTGGCGGAAAGCCCGGGGCGGGCGGGAATATTGTCGATAGGAGGGTGCTTGTGAATATGTCCGATATCCTGGTGAAGGTGAAGCCGGTTCTGTACAAGGCGATCGTCGCCGCCATCACGATGGCGCTGATCAAGTTCCTCCCGAAGCTCGGCGTCACGATCACGCTGGACGACGCCAGGATGATCGCCGGTCTCGGCGGGACGATCATCATCGGCATGGGCATGAACTGGGCCGCCAAGACGCACGCGACCATCATGAGCGAAGCGGCGCCCGACAGTGCGGGCGCCCCGCCGGAAACGAAACCTTAAGGAGATCCAAGTGAAGAAGACGGCATCGATCGTACTGCTCCTCGCCTTCGTCCTCTGCGCGCTGGTCTCGTGCAAGACGATCAACCGGGACGCTCTCGCCGCCTGGACGGCGGGCGACGTCGTCATCATGCAGGATCTCCAGGACTACCGAGCCGCCCAGGGAAAGCCCGCCGACGACGTGAAGGTGCATCTCGCGAAGGCCTTCGGCGAGATCACGGCCGACGAGGAGAACGCCCTCGTCGCCGAGACGCTCGCCGACATCCAGGCCGATCCGAAGCGGTCCGCCCAACGAAAAGCGTCCTATGCGACTCGCGTCTCGGCACACCTGAATCTTTTCAATTCCCTGAAACAGTAAGGAGCGAACATGGCCGATTCGATCAGCATCAGCGCCATCGCGAGTTCGATCCTGACCGACGCGAAGGGTCTTCTCGAGGCGAAGGCGACCGGCTTCCTGAAGGACCACCCGGATGCGCTCGCGCTCCTCGAGAAGGCGGCCTCGCAGGCGGCCGAGGCGATGCTCGATCTCGTGACCGAGACGGATCCGCAGAAGAAAGCGGAGATCCGGGACTCGTTCAACGACGACAAGGACGCTCTGAAGGAAGAGGGTTACTCGATCATCGTCGACGTCGAGGGGACGACGAAGTCGCTCTTCTGGACGATTCTGGAAGATATGGGTCGGATCACGCTGAATCTCGCTCCGATCCTGCTCAAGAGCATCCCGATCCCGATCTAACGAACGGAGAATCCGATGCGAGTCTACGCCGAACCCGGCTACGGTCTCAGCGACATTGAGACCGAGGCGCTCCGGCGACTTTCGCCGCGCTCGCGCGCGCTCATTCTCGACGAGCTCGGTCATCCGGACTCGCACGGTACGATCCAGTGGGTCCTCCGTCAGCGTGATCCGGAGAGAGCTCTCGCGAATGCCGTCGCCGAGAACGTCCATCAGGCGACTATCGATGTGGCGGCCGGAGGTCTCAGTGACGGGCTCGGCCGAAGCTTCTTCAAGAGGCTGGCGAGACTCCACCGGAAGATCTTTAACCGACTTGATCCCATCCGGAAGATCGCGTTCGGAGGGAAGAAGAAACACCGTGGCGGAGCTCCGATCGTGTCGCAACCCGCAGCTGCAGCCGCAACTCCCGCTTCGACGGACGCCTCGTCCACTCCTCCACTTCCCCCTCCTCAGCCTCCGCCTCCTCCTCTACCGTCACCCGTTACATACGCCGCGCCTCCGGACTCCACGTCCTCGTACTCTCCGCCGCCGCAGGGTCCGGTCAACTACGTCCAGGAGCAGCCGCCTCCCGACGTCGCGTCTCCGCAGGCGATGCCGCCCGACGCGCCGCCGGTCCCGCTTCCGGCGCAGGTCGCGCCTCCTCCGACGCCCGCGGCGGCTCCGTCGTACGCGGAGAGCACCGACGAGACTACCGGACTCCCGTCGGCTGGCGGCTACACGCTGACTGTCGAGGGCCAGACGATCACGAACTATCCGGTCCCGCTCGGGACACTCTCGTCGCTCGTCCAGTCCGGAACGCAGCCCGGAGATCGTTTCGAGATCCTGGCCGACGGCGTCGGGACCGGCCTCCGCGTCCGGACGGCGGGCGGCTTCATCGCGATCCCGGACTCGATCCGCGCGCAGGTCATGGCGATGCCGCACGATCAGGTCCTCGCGCTCCTGACGCAGGCCGCTGCGAACGTCGCCGCGGCGGGCGGTCCGGACGGTCCGGCGCCGGTCCCGACGCCCGCCAGCTCCGGCGGCGGCACGACGGCGGTCCTGCTGGCGATCCTGGGCGGCGGCGCCGCCCTGGTCGCGTCGAAGGGGAAGCGTCGGTGAGGTACGTCCGACGTCCCGGTCTCGGCTTCACGATCCCGGTCGACCCGACCGCCGGTCAGCGTGGCGGCGCGCCGATCACGTATCCGGGATACCAGTGCCAGATTCGCTACCTCGCCGACGGGACTGTTCAGTCGAACGGGACATCCGTCCGCCATACAATGGCGGGAGCTCCGTCCTGCGATCTGTCGTCTGGATGGGTCGACTATGACTTGTCGAAGCCGTTCAACGGCCTGAAGAAGTGGGTCGACGGGATCGAGTTCCAGTACAACGCCGTCGGTGGCGCCGGATTCATGGCGACGCCGATCGGCTGGAACATGACGACCGACGGTCAGCGTGAGTTCGGCGCCCGATCCGCCGCCCAGCGCGCGTCCGGCTCGTCCGCGGACGGGAGCCCCTACGCGCCTCTGCCTCCTGGAGTCGAGCAGACGACGCCGGTCGATCCACGGAACGTCAGCGATCCGGTCATGATGGAGTACGCCATCGCGAAGGACGCGGCCAGCCAGCACGCGCCGAGCGCGATCTACAGGATCTACGATCCGTTCACCTGGAAGGGCTATCAGGCGCTCCCGGACGGCTTCCTGGAGCCGCAGGACGGCGGCGTCTGGGTGCTCGCCTCCGACAACGTCCTCGACGCCGTCCAGAAGCAGTTCGGCATCATGAAGGATCCCTGGTACTGGATGGTCGCGACGCATCCGACGACCGGACAGCTGAGGCTCTTCCTGGCGGCCCGCGATCCGTCCCGGAGCACGATCTGGAGCAAGCTCGGCAAGACCGGACCGCTCGTGATCTCGATCCTCGGGACCGTCCTGGCGCCGTTCACGTTCGGCGCCTCGTCCGCCGTCGCCGCCGTCGTCGACACGGCAATCGCGCTCGAGCAGAAGAAGGCCGCTGCGGCTGCCGCGGTACGGGCCGGAGACCATCAGGCCGCCGTCATGTCGCAGCAGGTCGCCGACCAGGAGGGTCAGGTCAACCAGCAGGCCGACGCGGTCTACCAGCAGAATCAGACCGCCTTCCTGGCGGCCGGATACACGTCGGACAAGTGGGCGGCCCTGACGCTCGACCAGAAGACGGCGCTGATCCAGCAGGCCGCCGCCGGTCAGCTCCAGCCGACGCCCGCCGCGGTCGCGGTCGCGCAGCAGACCCAGCAGGCGCTCGATCAGGCCGTCCAGGACGCGACCGTCAAGGCCGGACTCGGCGTTCCGTCGACGCAGGCCGCGACGTCGTCCGGTGGGATCGGCTGGCTGCTCGCGATCCTGGGCGGCGGTGCCGCGCTCGCGGTGGCGGGCGGGAAGAAGCGATAGATGGACCGGAACGTCGCGTACGCCCAGGCCCTCGCTACCGCCATGGCGGCCGACATCAGCTCACCTGCCGTCGCTGCCGCTCTCCAGAACGACGCCCTGACACGAGACCAGTTCACGTCGATCGTCTACCGGGACGTCGCGAAGGGTCTCCGCGGCGATCCGGGACCGGCGATCTTCCCGAACGTCCGGGCGTTCGCCCGGCAGGTCGTAGACATCGGTGTCATCCGGACGAGAAAGTCGACCGGTCTGTCCGACACCTACTCGTCCGACATCGGCGGAATCTCGGGACTCGTCGGCGCGATTGCCGGTGCGGTCGGCGCGATCTACAGCACGAAGATCAATACGGACGCCCAGAAGCAGCTGGCAACGATCAAGGCGAACGAGGCCCAGATCGCGCAGAACTCCCAGACGATCGCCGCGAAGTCGGCCCTGATCCAGAACGCCACGTCGAACGGACTCCTCGTGGCGCCGACCGGCTCGCTCGTCGATCCGTCCGCCGGGATCGTCACGGCCGGTCCGCTCGCCGCAGTCGGAGGACTTCCGGGCGTCGCGATCGGGACGGCGGCGATTGCGGTGCTGGTCGGCGGCTACTATGCGATGAAAGGATAGACCATGCGTACGAGACACATCCGTCCCGTCCCGAGGCCCCGCGTCTTCCGCCAGGATCCGACGATCCAGGTCAACGTTGCGACGATGATCCCGGACGGGATGCACGGCTACCACGACGAGGGCTGGCGCAGCGCGACGCTGATTCCGGACGGGATGCACGCGCACATGGTCGCCGACGACACGGCCTTCGCGACCGAGCCGGTCATCGCGAAGCTCGTCGTGAACGGGATGTCGCACGAGGAGGCCCGCTCGGTCGTCTGGGACGCAGCCGAGCGAGTCCGGTCCGGTGCGACCTCCGGTCTCGGTATCGCGATCATGGTCGACAAGCGCGCCGCTCTCGACGCCGTCTTCCAGGACCTCCTGGCCCGCGGCATCTCGCCCGACCGGGCCAGGATCCTCGTCCACCGGGCGGCCATGCGCCGGGCCGGTCTGGCCGGACTCGGCGACGACGCGGCCGATGCCGCAGCGGCGGCCCGCCTCGCGGCGATCTCGGCCGCCGCGAAGGCCGCCCAGAACTCACACCAGTCGATGATCGCGAGCATGGCATCCTGGGAGGAGCGCGAGCCCGGCTGGGTCACGACCGACGACAACCTCCGCCTGAACTTCCAGGACCAGCTGACGGCGCTCGAGAACAATTTCGTCGCGAACGCGCTCCCGACGCTCGGCGTCGAGTTCCCGTACCAGATCGACCGGACCGATCCGGCCGGTGCGATCGTCCTGGCGGTCCGGGACGACATCCAGAACACGATCGACCTGCTCGACGCCCGGAAGTCCCAGCAGGTCCTCCAGAAGACGATCTCGGACCTGTCGAAGGTCCCGCTGCCGTCGGCGCCGCCCAGCTTCAGCCTGAACCTGCCGGACGTCCCCTGGTACGTCTGGGCGGGCGGGGCGGGCGTCGGCCTGCTGGCGCTCAAGCAGATGCTCAAGTAGGGGGTGAAAAGTCGATTCCTGCACAGTAGAATAGTTCAGTCACGGCGGGTCGCGCCGTGGCGGGGTGGAAGAAGAAGGAGATAGGTATGCCGAACAACAAGCCGCAGCTGATCGACATGATCCGGACGGTCCCGGAGGTCGCCGTGAGACTCTGGGCGGGCGGCGTCCCACGTCCATGCGACGACGGCGTCCGGATCGAGTTCGAGGACCGCGCGCCGGTCTTCCACGGGGACATCTACCAGGAGGCCGTCAAGGTCGCTCGGGTCCTGGCGATCCGCTGGGGCGGCCGGAAGCTCCGGACGATCCAGGACGTCCTGGACCTCCGGCACGCCGCCGAGGACGCCTTCATCGACCAGCTCTTCCAGAAGGGCGATGTCCCGTCGACGCTGTTCGTTCCGGCCGGTGAGACCGCATCCGGCTTCTACCGGGCGATGATCCCGTCGGACCTCCTGAACGAGGGCGGACGCGTCGTCTCGCAGTGGACGTCCCGGCTGGACGTCTCGAAGGCGCTCCGGTACGACGTCCTCTGGATCCAGCTGATCACGTCCGACGTCCTGACCGAGATCGCCCGTCAGGCGCAGTCCCAGGGCGTCCGGATCGTCTACGACCTCGACGACCGGCTCGACGCGATCCCCGACGAGAATCAGGCGAAGACCGTCTACGGGACGCCGGAGAAGCAGGCCGAGATCGACGCGATGATCCGCGTCGCCGACATGGTCACGGTCACGACCGAGCCGCTCGCGGCGCACCTGCGCCGGAAGTATCCGGGCAAGCTCGTCCGGATCCTTCCGAACATGGTGACCGCGAACGTCGCGCCCCGCCGCCAGCCGCCGAATCCGGCCTTCGTCCGGATCCTCTGGGCGGGCTCGGCGACGCACAAGCGGGACCTCGCGATCATCGCCCCGGCGATCGGGACACTCCTGCGCGAGCGGGCCGGGAAGGTCCGCTTCACGCTCTTCGGCGAGCGCCTGCCGGAGGCCCTGAAGGACTGCTACGACCTGATCGACCTGAAGAGGCCGGTCGACTTCGCCGACTACCACGACGCGCTCGCCGAGTGCGCCGCGGACTTCGGGATCGTCCCGCTCGAGGCGAATGAGTTCAATACCGGCAAGTCCGGCCTGAAGGGTCTCGAGTACGCCTCGGCGGCCTATCCGCTGCTCTGCTCTCCGGCCGCCGAGTACCCCGCGCTCGTCGAGGCCGGGTTCCCGGTCGAACTCGTCGCCGACGGCGACTGGCTGCCCGCGCTCCGGCGGATGGTCGACCGGACGCACGACGAACGGACCGCACTCGGTGCGGCGGCGCTCGACTGGGTCTGCCGGAATCGCTGCATGGGCAAGAACCACGCGGACCAGTGGGCCGACGCGATCTGCGAGCTGGTCGCGTCGAAGCCGAAACTGGAGACGGTGCGCTGATGTCGAGACTGTCGGCGGCGATCGACGTGGCGACGGAGTACGCGTGGCATCTCCACACGACCGACGGCGTTCCTGCACCGCAGGCGATCCAGATCGGCGTCGCCGCGGTCGTCCGGGCGGCCCGGTCGAATCCGGCGCGTTTCGTTACGCCGCGCCAGCCCGTCGAGAGCGGCGTCGGCTGGTCCGGACAGGCGCTCTCGCTGGTCGGCTCGTCGCTCTCGGTGATCGGCCTGCTCAAGACGATTTTCGGCGGAGGATAGACGATGTCGGCTCCCAGCGCCAAGGAACTCCTGAAGGCGTTCCCGAGTCTCGAATCCGTCGAGGCGCAGAAACTCGCCGATCGCCTGAAGGCCGCCGTCGACGCCGACGATCCGGAGCAGGTCGACGACGTCATGGACGCCGTGAACGAGGCCGTCGACGGTCACGGCGTCGAGTCGATCAACGGCACGGACTACCAAGTCGACAAGTACTGGATGGACACGATCCTCCTGTACGTGAATCTCGGAGACACGTACGACACGACCCTCCTGTACGACACCGAGAACAACGAGTTCTCGATCGGCTCCTACGGAGACTTCGTCGAGAAGTGGGAGAACGAAGAGGAGGACGACGAGGAGGACGACGAGGAGGAAGAGGAAACGGAAGAGGACGACGAAAGCGACGGCGAGGAATCCGACAAGGAAGACGTCGAAACCGAGGAGGCCGAATAGCCATGCCGCTGACCACCGAACAGTACCGGACCCTGCTCGACGTCCAGCGGAGCCTCGTCCGTGACGGCTGGCATCCCGCCGTCGCCGGTCAGACGATCCTCCGAGCCGTCGACCGGATATCGCCGGGCGGCATGAGCGGCTGCGGAACGGACTGCTGCTGCTGCCGTGGGAACGGTCTCGGCAGAGTCCAGATGCGCTCGCTCCGGCGCGACATGGATCCGTCGATTCCGCCGCGCCAGACCGTCCAGGGCGAGCAGTGCGTCCGGATCGCCGAGACCGACGGCGTCGACGAGACGTCGATGTGGCAGCGGCTCGACGACTACCGGTCGCGCGGATGGACCGTCATGGAGATCGCATCGAACCAGGGCTTCCCGTCCGGACGAGTCTACTGGGCCTGCCCGCCCGGACGTACGCCGCTCGAGGCGCAGAACCAGATCCTCGCCGCGCAGCTCGGCGCGACGACGGCCGCTCCGACGGTGGCCGCGGCGGCTCCAGGCTCTCCGTCGATCCTGACCGAGATCTCCTCGGCCGGGGACGATCCGGGCGTCACAGCGGCCAGAAACATCGTCAGCAAGTGGTCCTGGCTGATTCCGGTCGGCGGACTCCTGATGAGCGCGAAGTCGAAGGTCTCCGGACTCCTCTCGAAGAACGACCCAGCCTACGCGGCGGCGAAGAGTCTGAGGCGTCGGTGAAGCTGTTTCGTTTCCTCCACAAGAAGAAGCCGTGCTTCCGCTGCGGCGGGAACGCGACCGTGCAGTACATGGCCGTCGACTACTGTGCGGTCTGCCGTGAGCTCGTGATGAAGATGATGCCGATTGTCGGCATGGGTGGGATGTTCGGGTTCCCCGGAGCGACCGGTTACCTCGAGTTCCCGAACCTCGAGAAGATCGTCGAGAAGAAGGAGAACTGAGACTATGGGCGACGCACCGTACATCATCACGAAGAACCGTCCCGGGACCGGGATGCACTACAAGAAGTCGATCACCATTGCGCGTGTCTGGCAGCACAAGGAGACAGGGACAATCGTCCGCGTGGTGAACGTCCAGGAGGTCGACGGGAGCTGGCTCCGGATCATCTTCATCGATCCGTCCGTCCCCGGCCTGGAACTTTCCCTGCCGCTCAAGGCCAGGGAGAATCCGTTCCAGCCTCCCGGCCGGGTCACGCCGCTCATGGAGATGGGCTTCGAGGATCAGTATAGAGTATACGAAAATCAGCAGACCACGAGGATCTGATGGACCCACTCGACAAGTCTCAGAAGATCCAGCCGATCGCCTTCGAAGACATTCCGACTCCGGAGGAGCACGCCAAGGATGTCCGGAGGATCTTCTGGACTTTCGGCTGCTTCGCAGCATCGATGTTCGTCCTTGCGGTGCTCATCGTCGGAGTGGCGCTCTGGCGCGGGGTTCCGCTCCAGACGATCGCCTTCGTCGTCCCGATCGTCATGGGCGCCGGGATCGTGGTCTTCGCGATCGGCTATGCGATGCCGGTCGGGCTCGTCTCCCTGAAACGCCTCGAGATCGCCTACCGGATGGGCTACTTCAGCGTCGGCCAGAACGTGAAGGCGGTCGCCGCGATGGAGACGATCGCGACGCGGGTCCGACGCGAGACTGATCCTCTGCCGACGCGCAGGCGGCCAGTCGAGGAATCGCCGACGTGAGTCGAGTCGAGGTCCTCTTCGGTCTCGTTCGAGCACACGCCGCACTGAAATTCCCCTGGATCACTCAGGTTAAGTTTGCTTTCTGTCCGATCGCTGATCGGCACCATGCCGAAAAGTGGCGTCAGTTTGCCCACACGAATCACCGCGTGTACACGGTCTGCTTCGCGAAAGCCGCAGAGAATGACTTGTACGATGAGGAAATTTTAGGACTTGGGTGCCATGAACTAGGACATATTGTCGGAAAACGATTAAGATACCCAGAGCATTCAAGACCAATTACTACTGTCCGTACACCAAAGGCCGTTCAAGATGAAGCTGACAGGATAGCAAGAGAAGTTCTTGGGTTTGAAAATTTAAGGTACAATAAGAGAACAATCCAAGAGCTTCGTTGTCGGTAAGACTATGGCATTTGCAGATGGACTTTCTAAATGCGAGAGATGTGGAAAGCTTCATACTGTGTGGGTCCAAAAAAATAGGAATTATAGATCTAGATTCTGCTCTAAAAGCTGCGGCCTTACAGCTGGAGCAACCAAAGAATGTGAGCTTTGTAATTCTAAATTCAAAGTAAAACCTTCACATCTTCATAGAAGAAAATTCTGCTCGATCAGATGTAAGGAGAAGGCCCAGAAACACCTAAGAACTGAGGCTATAGTCCGCTACTGGAAGGATCCAGCGTGGAGATCAAGGATGATCGAGAAGATAAAACTTCACCACGCCGATGTCTCTGGCTCAAAGAATCCGATGTACGGAAAGAAAAGACCTGATTCCGTTATCCTTCTATCTAAAACGATGAAGAAGATTTTGAAGGATAACCCTCAAAGTCACGCCAATTCAATTTCCGCTAGACATGGAAAAATCAGCGTTGGTCACAAGATCCTTGCCGTCCTGATCTGGAAGTCATATGGAATTCTTCCAGAAATTAACTTCCCCGTAAGGACTTCAGTAACAACTAGATTCATAGATGTTGCGCTAGTTGACATGAAGATAGCTTTTGAATATGACGAACCGTACTGGCACGACAAGAAATTAGACGCCAGTAGAGACTTAGAGTTGTCAGAAGCTGGATGGATAACGAAGCGTGCAGGTCCATGGATAGTTAAGAAGTACAAAAAACTTGAATCTGAATTCTCTGAAAGATTCGCGATCAGAGATCGCGTACCGTCAAAGCACGGAGCTACGCGAGGATCGCGACGTCGGATCATCAAGGAACTCCGTCATTCTTAGTGAAACCTTTTACTGCTGACGACTTACATAGACCACATTACAGGGAGGGTTTATGGGTCGAGTCTTCTTCGGGATTGCCGCGATCTTCTTCTTCCTGCTGGCCGTTGGTTCGAGCCTGCTGCCGAACGCGACCGGCTGGGGTCTCTGCGCGACGGCGATCGGGCTCCTGATCGGCGGATGGACTCCGCCGGGCCCCTGGCGCAAGCCCGCGTAGCTACGGCGGGATGATCTGCTCCTCCGGCGTGTCCGGCAGCGTGAAGGCGACCGTCATCTGGAACTCGTAGATGATTCTCTTCGCGGTGTCGATCGACACCAGCTTCCAGTAGAACGGGTCTCCGCGCTCGTCCCGGAATTGCAGGCAGGCGACGATCTCGTCGTCGGAGATCTGGATCCGCAGCGGGCAGTTTGACTTCGGGATCGCGTAGACCTTCAGAAAATCCCCCACCCGGGTCGCAGGGGCTATTTTACCAGAGACGGAGCGAATGCTCCAGAGATGAGATCAGAACGGAATATCCTCGTCGTCTGCGTCCGTCCGATCGTAGACGAGCTTCCTCCTCGGGAGCATTCCCCAGGACCGCTTCCCCTGCTGCTTCCGGAGGAGCTGGAACGCCTTCTCGGACGCCTCGCAGCCGTCGAAGGTCTCGACGTCCTTGTTGTACGAGCCGAGATCGATCCCGAGGCGCTCTAGTCCGGCGCGATCGGACTCCTTCCCGCCGATCCAGCCGCGGTAGACGATCACCTCTCTCGGCATCGAATCACAGATAAGTGCAGCTATAATCGTCCACCAAGAAGATTACCTAGGGGAAGCCTACCGCTTCTTCTGGACCTCTTCGGCCAACTCCAGGAGGTCACCTCTCTTGATCTCGATCTTCTTCCTTCCGGTCCGAAGGTTGTAGACCTCAACGTCCCAAGTGCCTTCATCGACAAAGAGCTTGTAGTAGTACTCGATGTCGCCGTGAAGAGTGTGACCGGCTTCCGGCTCAAAGATGCCGGGATCCACGGCGCAGAGAAATGAGGCGGCTTTCCCTGGGCGACCGAGTTCCCATCCGCGATCCGAGAACTCCTCGAGCGCCTCTGCCATTTTCGGAAGCATGTACTCCGGATAGCCGTCGCTGTAATGGTAGAGGGTGACGTCATCTCCGGTGTCTTGGCCGTCGGCGTTCATCACCCGGACTTGGCAGCGCGTGCTCATATTCTTTCTCCAAACTTGATCTATTATCTTCTGCCGAGAAGATTACCCAGTACGAACCAATTCTAGGAACAAGCGGCGGTCGGTCATACGATTCGACTGTCCACCCGTCAGAAGCATGAAATCGTCCGCGAATGCTTCCTCGGGGCCGAACTCATAGATGACCTCGTCGAGCCACGCCTTCTGATCCTTCTCATCGAGCAACTCGAAAAGGCCGTGGCCGACTTCATGTCGGATCGTATCTGAAAGCTGGTCACGATCGGCGTGGGCGCTCAGGTTCAAGAGAACGGTCAAGCCTTCTTCGGAGTCGACGGACCCTGCCTGATACTGGCCGACCCACTTCACGTCCTCAAATCCCATCTCCCGAAGTTCGCTCGCCGTGTAGGTGATGACCTGGAAGCCGAGCAGATCGTTGAAGCCTTTCGACTTCTTGATCTGAGCCCGCGCCTTCCGCGCCGCGGCTTCGGCGTCTCTCTCGGTCATTTATAATCTTCTTCCACTAAGATTACCTAGAGCGACACGACGTCGTCCGGGTGAACCGTCGGCGGTCGCATCGGATCCGTCCTGGCAATCGAGATCAGGTAGTCCTCCAGGGCAAGGGCGTCCACGAGCGCCTTACCGGACAGGCAGCCTTTGACGATCGCTACCGACTGGAGGAGCTTCCTGGACCTCTCGACGAAGCACCATTCGCTGACGTCTCTCCGCTCGCGTGCGGAGTCGAAGGAGATCTGGATGTCCCGAAAGATCGACTCCATCTCGAAGTGTTCGAGGATCTCCTCGGTTAGGTACTCGAAGATCAGGTCGATCTTCTTGTCCAGCCAGAGTCTCTTGAAAATACTCATCGTTTATCTTCCCGTTGGAAGATTATACACGTAGTTGCACAGAATTGTCCTTCTGTGCAATTTCACGATTTTTTCTCTTGACTACTGTACAGTAGTCATATATAATCATGATGTCGATGAAAGGAGGCTCCCTGGTGAAGAAGGTCAAGATCAACCGCGAGGCGTGGCTCCGGTCGGCGTACGCCCTCCTGCGGCGCAAGCTCCTGAAGGAGGCGCCCGAGCAGGTCGCCCTCTCCTGGTCGTTCCCGGCCAAGGGCGGCACCTCGGCGAACCGGCGCCGGATCGGCGAGTGCCACTACAAGGGCGGCTCGGCCGACGGCAAGATCGAGGGCGACCGGGTCATCCTGATCTCGCCGACGCTCCGGGAGCCCCTCCAGATCGTCGAGACGCTCCTGCACGAGATGGTCCACGCGGCCCTCCCGATGGGCTGCGGCCACCGCGCGCAGTTCTCCCGCCTCGCCGCCCGCGTCGGCCTGATCAAGCCCTGGACGGCCACGAAGGCCTCCCCGGAGCTCGCCAAGCGGATCACGACGGAGTTCCTGCCCGCGCTGCCCGCGTGGCCCGGCGGTCACCTCGTCATCCAGACGACGCAGAAGAACCGCCAGCTGAAGGGGATCTGCGAGTGCGAGCGGATCATCCGAGGCTCGGCCAAGCTCTTCGAGGCCGGACCGATCATCTGCGGCCTCTGCGAGGCGCCCTTCGAGCTGGCGAACTAGCCCGTGTACACGACAACTTCGAAGAAGGAGGATACGATGCCGAAGAAGAAGAACCTGCGCTGCACGCGCTGTAAGCGCGTCAAGCCGTCCGTCCGGCGCCGGATGGACCCGTACGACCACGAGATCCTCGGGAAGAAGATCTACCGCCAGATCTGCGTGTCCTGCGAGTCCGCCATCGCGGATGAGGTGTAGGATGGAGGCCACGATGACCGACAAGCCCGCCGTCAAGCTTCACAACGGGAAGTACACGATCGAGTCCAAGCAGACCGGCGAGCACCGGACCTTCTGGGTCCGGACGCAGCCCGTGGACGCCGAGTTCGCGCCCGGTCATCGGGTCGTCATGCTGCTGACCGGCTCCCAGAACGACGATCCCTCCTGCTACACGACGTTCGGGTTCGTCAACGACGACGGGATCTTCGTCTTCCCGTCGAAGCGCCCCGGTCCGGACTGCAAAACGAACAACTGGATCCAGTTCGCCGACCTCCTCTGGACGCTGGCGATCGACGGCGCCTTCTCGTCGTGGGCTGAGAAGGGCTTCCGGATCCACCTGGAGGGTCACTGCTTGCGTTGTAATCGCGTGCTTACGACGCCGAGGTCGATTCAGATTGGCCTTGGACCGATTTGTGAGACTCTCTAAGAAGATACTGCGCCGCAGCGATGAGTCGCTGCGGGTCGTCCTGGAACTTCCCAAGACCAAGGTTACAGCTGTCGCAGATGAAGCCTCGAAAGGAGCCGCTTTTGTGGCAATGATCCACACGAAGCGTTCCGACAATGGATATCAGCCTGAAGCAGATCTGACAGGATTTAGACTTTCTGTAGAGGTCGATCACCCCTCTCAGGAGCTCTTCTTTTACACCAGCTTTTCTAAGGCGTCGCTTAAGTTGCTGAAGAGCGACTGCTTCAGGGTTGTTCCTCTCCCACGCCCGTGTAGAGACCTTTCTAAGGTGGATTGGCTTCCTCTGGTCTCTTTCTCGCCGAAGATCTGCCTCGCACTTCATGCACACAGATCTTGGTCTCGGAGTAGCTCTCGTCCGTATACGGAACTCTATAATCGGAAGAAGCATTCTGCATTTTGTGCAACCACGCTTCTCTGGAACTATACCAATCCAGCATTTTCTACATTTAGACGCACGGGTGTCTTTCCTGGACCCACATGGACAGGCGTCGTAATAGACAGGCATTCAGAGGAGATTATACAAGAAGGAGGAATCATGGGCTACGCCGTTGAAGTGATCGCCGACGCGTCCGAGGTGTTCTGCGGGAACGGACTGCGCTTCGGCACGTACGCCGAGGCGGAGACGTACGCGAAGGACCTCTACTCGCGCTGGACCGCCGTCCGGTCCTGGCGCGTCGTCCGGTACGTCCCGCGTGGCTGGCTGACCGAGAAGGTCGTGCTCGAGAAGGAGGCTGCCTGATGTTCACGCCGAACGTCCGTCGTGCGATCTTCGATCGCACGCACACCGCACGTCCCCGCGGCATGAAGCCTGGATCCGTCAAAGTCTCGGTCGTCGTCCGGCTGACCGTTGAGGCGCCTAGGATCCGGGATATCGGCGGCCGGGAGCGTCAGATCAACCTGACGGCCAGGGAGAGGACCTGCCTGGAGCCGGTCCAGGTAACGCTCTTCGGGGACAAGGACCGTCGCCGGTCTGTCCGGCTGATCGTCAACCGGCGCCGGGCGTACCTGTTGTCGGTCACGAGCACCGGAATCGTCGTCTTCTCGTACTCGCAGGTCTGGTAGAAAGGAGGATCCAGGTGAAATCGAAGAACGTCGACCCGGTGAAGTGCCCGCGCCTGCACGCCGCGCTCGTCCGGATGGAGGCGCGCGAGAACGAGGGCTGGAAGCGCGTCGTCGAGCTGCGTCGTACTGGTCAGGACGGCTCGGCGAGTCGCCTCGTCCGGAAGCTGCTCGGTGTCCAGGGCGAGCCGATGTCCGAGGAAACCAAAGAGAAGCTGCGTCAGTACAACGAGGAGCACGCCGAGGAGATCAAGGAACGCAAGCAGCAGGAGCGCGAGATCCAGCGTCGGACGATCGCGCTGCTGACGACCGGGAAGAAGGGTACGGGTAGATAGCTGTGCGCAACCGCCTCGTCCTGTACAAGCCGCCGTTCGCCTGGAGGGTCACGACCCATCAGGCGGTCTTGCGGCTGGTCCTATGGATGGAGAGGCGCGGGCAGTGGGGCGTGGAACTCCGGAAGATCGGCTTCTGGATGCGGCGCGAATTGGAAGCGAAACTCAAAGTCTGGTAGAGGTGGATCATGTTGACAAAGTTCAAGTGGACCGTCTACGTCAACGGAGAGCTGTTCGACATCATGACCGACCGTGACGTAGAGCATCTGGTCCAGGTGTACAAGGTGACCGAGATCGACACGGAACGTGGGTTGATTGTCTTTGGTGGATAGGAAGGAGGAATCGTGGCTGTCACTCAGATGGAGATCGCGAGGTTGGTTGGTCTCGACGTCAGTTCTGTGAACAAGATACTCAACAAGACGCACGGGTCGATCTTCCGGAAGGAGACCATTAAGATGGTCTTCTCAAAGGCGAAGGAGCTCGGCTATACAGGAAGGATCTCCGGGAAGGGGGCGATGCGCCGAACACTCGAGGGACTGTTCCCGAAGGACGGACACATCAAGACGTTGTCGGTCGTTCGGAGCGTCTCCGTGGCGGAAGTCGCCAGGATCCGGAGGATGCTGTACGGGGAACCGGACTTCAAGCTTTAACCTAAAGGAGGGGAGACTCCCTTTGGGCGAACCCCTCTCTATCCGGGCCGGGGCACTTCGCTCCGGCCATCCTCGCGGGCGGCCCGAATAGACCGTCCACGAGGAATTAGGAAGAATGATCTGCCGCGTCTGCCGTCACCGTCCAAACTTCCGGGCGATCCAGTCGACCGCCCGGCGCGCGTGGCTCTACGGCGCCGTCCCGTACGGGATCTGCTGGTGCGGCATGGAGGTCGCCTGGGAACGGAACGACCGGAACTACAAGACTCGCTGGAAACGGGCCTTAAAGAGGCTGTTCGTTTGAGCTCGTAACCAGGGGTATTTTGAAGGAATTAGAGGGGATTTTGACGTGACGAAGAGAGATCGGGAGCGTTTCTGGGCTAAGGTCCGCGTCGATCGTGAGACCGGCTGCTGGATCTGGACAGCGTCGGTTAGGACCTGGAAGCGAGAGCCCTGGGACGGCGGCTTTGGTGCCTTCAAGCTCTACGGGAAGGTCGAGCGCGCCCACAAGGTCGCCTACCGGATCCTGTTCGGCTGCTGGCCGCCGCGCGGACTAGTCCTCCGGCACGGCTGCGACAACCGGCGCTGCGTCAACGTCCTGGCGCACATCGAGCCGGGCACGCAGAAGCAGAACGTCGACGACATGATCGCTCGAGGAAGGTCGATTCAGCAGCGTCGAAAGGCTACAATCCTTCAGGGAGACGAGAATGGGCAACCCGCGACTTCGGAAAGGCAAGGCAAATCCGTACGGTCCAACCGGCTTGTCGAGGCAGGTTTTGATGCAGTTGGAGGGTGGACCCGCAACGATCAGTTTTATCCTTGGCAAGATGGTACCGCGCAGTGATGGCATTCACCGCGGGACTATCCTGACAGTTCTGAACAGGGCGATCATGAACGGCCTCGTCACGACGAATCGACTCGACGGAGCGAAGAAGCCGTACCTGTTCGAATTGACCGACGGCGGTCGGCGCCGCGTGAAGTGGATCCGCGGCGCGGTCAAGGTCAAGACACGTCCGGCGACCGGCCTCCGTGCGGTCGCGAACCCGAAGGATCCTGAGGAGGAGTGATGGGCAAGCTCGACATCAGCGCAAAGAAGTGGGAGAAGAATCCTGCGATGCTCCGGATCATCAGGATGTTCGAGGACGCCTTCAATTCGGTCGGCGAGAAGATCCGCGCGGACCTTCTGAAGGCATACCGGGAGCACGCGAGAGAAAACTTCGACGCATTCATGACGGCGGCCGGAACCAGGGACGGAGAGATCTCGCCGAGAGAGGAGAGGTTTCCCGAGTTCAAGGGCTGGAGCAGGTACGTCAAGATCGATCGCGCCGGACTGGCGGGATCCCTCAGCGCGTACCCCCACACCTGGACGGAGATCCGCAGTCTGAAAGCGAGGCTCTCGGTCGACTACGAGGAGGCCGAGAAGAACGCGAACTACTCGTACGAGAACGCCCGAGACTCCTTCGTCCACAAGAACATCGGGAAGATCTCAAACGTCCTCGGCGCCCGTCAGGACCTGAAGAACGCCGTCATGAAGTTCGACTGGCGCGGGAACTACTTCAAGGGCAACCTGCAGGTCTACCTGGAAGGCGCCTACTTCCGCGGCGACGTCGACATCAAGTACGTGATCCGCCGGATCCCGAACGTCACGCCGTACTTCCAGTACCCGCTCGTCTTCGTCGAGGCCGAGGTCGCCGGGAAGCACTACGCCCGGCCGTCCGAGGACGAGCTCCGCGTGCTCCTCGGTGCGACGAAGAGCGCCGCCGAGGAGAAGCGCGAGGAGGCCGTCGCAGCCGGAATCTGTCCGATGAGCGGGAAGTATGTCCCGGAGGCGCTCATGAAGGGCCTCTACAACCGGATGTCCATCTACGTGAAGTGCCCCGGCTGCGGGGCGGTCGTGAGCGTCCAGAAGGGAAGCTGGAAGTTCCGGAACCACAAGACGCCGGGCGCCGAGCGCGCTGGGGCTGCAGCGAAGCTCGAGACGGCGGGATATTGTCCGACGTCTGGTCAGACTGCACCGTACCATCTTTTCGAGAAGCTCCTCAGGTCGTACAAGACATACCCAGGCGGTCAGGAGAAGACGGAGTACGACGTTCCGCTCTTCGACAGCAGCGGAAAGTCAAGAAGGCTTCCCTGCGAGACCTGCGGTCAGAGTGTCGTCATAAGCGACATCCGCGGAGCCTACTCCCCAGAGAAGGTCCGAGTCATCTATCGTAAACACAAACTGCCGGGTGCGAAATGAGCGACGACTTCGAGCGGATCCGGGACATGATCGCCGACGCCAACGAGGAGGCTCTCCTGGCGGACGGCTTCGAGGACGCGCTGATCGGCTACGTCGAGATCTTCCACAAGCTGATCGCGCTCTACGACAAGGAGAAGTGCATCGAGATCCTGATGGTCCGGGACGGCATGAGCTACGAGGGCGCCCACGACTACTTCTCGTTCAACGTCCAGGACGCCTTCATGGGAGAGGGGACTCCGGCGTTCGCGACGATCCTGAAAAAGGTCGACCCTGCACACTAGATAAATTCTGTGCCGTACTGTATATAATCATCGTGGAAGAAGATTATAGAGGTTGAAATGGCTCGTGCACGGCGTAGTTCGATCAAGGGATGGATGCTTCGCACTTCAGAGCACAATGAGGACTTCGTCCTAGCCGTCGCGCGCACTAAGGAAGACCTTCAGTACATCGCGGAGCAGTACGTTCTGAGCATTTACGAAGACCAGGACTACATCGAATCCTATGTTGATTTTCGCGCGAAAACGGTAAGAGTGTCTTTTGGAACGCACTCGGATCTTGAAGGGAACGGTCAGACGTTCTACATCAGCGAAGTCGAGATCCTCTAGGTAATCTTCTCGGCAGAAGATAAAGCGAGGTTGTTATGGCAAGGCGTCGGATGTGTCGTGGATGGGGAACCTACGGCGTTGGTCAGGGCGGAATCTTCGTCGCCGTGACCTGCTCCGAGTGCGACTCGACCAGGAAGTTGAAGGCGAACCTCCATGGAGAGGTTCACTTCCCGCCTCATACCCCAGTGTATCACGACAAACCCAGGAAGCCGGGCCGCAGCGGGCGGCGGTCGTACTGGAGGTAGCCATGACCAAGGCGCAGAGAGAAAAGGCGTACTTCGTGAGCATTACGCTCTACTCACCGAAAAAGAGGGGACGCCGATCATTCATATCTGGAGGAGGCAAGTGCTACTCCAGCGGGTCGAAGGCGAGGAAGGTATACGAGACCCTCTTCAAGAGGGTCCATGGACGTGCCCCTATTTCCCTGTAATCTCTTAGCGGAGGACTTATGGACGGCATGACTCCGGTCTCAGTCCTGGTCAACCCGGAAGGCGTGACGATCATCTCGATCAAGGGCAGCACGACCTATAAAAGGCTAATCCCGTGGAAGGAGATGTACAAGCTCGGTCTCCGCGGCGAGAAGGTCACGGGCCCGGCCTTCACGAAGCAGCTCGCGAAGAAGGTGGACGAGCTGGTCGCCTCCAACGTCAAGAACATGGACTCCAACAAGGAGTTCCTGAAGAGAATGCGTCGGACGAAGGTTCTGCTGCCGCCTCGCCCGGCGGCGGCTCCCTAGGTAATCTTCTTGGTGGAAGATAAATGAACGACGAGGACAGGAAGCTGATCGAAGGGATCGACGCCGTCATGGAAGACCGTCCGATGAAGCACGAGTGCGAGAACTGCGGGGACGTCGGGATGGCGCCGGTCTCCAAGCTCCCTCCTGGCTGGAAGTACATCTCCGAGAACGACGAGCTCGTCGACAGCCTCGATGACCTGGACAGAAGGACGGTCATTGTGTGCGCCGTCTGCTTTGGTCTCGTGACGCGGATCATCAAGAAGTGGGCTCCCAAGTAATCTTATCTGCGAAAGATAAATGACCGTGTACACGGAGACTTCTAGAGCCTGGAGGTTCTCTCCGCACGCCATTGAGCGTCTAGCCAAGCGGATGAATCTGCTGATGGACATGTCCGTCGAGGCGCAAATCTCGAAGACTCTGAACTCTGGTCAGGCGAAGCTGATTAGGGTGAACTACGGACGGACCCTCTACGAGATTCCGATCTTCGGAGTCCAGATGGTAGCCGTGTGCGACACAGAGGAGCACGTCGTCGTAACATTCATGGATGCGAAGAAGTGGCACCGGAAGCTGAACTGTCGTCGTACACGGCACAAGAATTTCCGGCCGAAAGAATCGAAGGAATCGATCGACGAAGAGGAGTAGACAACCGCCGGTCTTGCTGGCATAATACTTGGGCTGCACTCAACTTCGGAACTGTGCATCGTGAAGAAGGAGAGAAGAATGGAACTAGGTAGAGCCGCTTACATCACGTCAGGCCCCTCCATCAACCAACCGGCCGTACGTGTCGAACTCGTGAAGCTCGGGAACGGCTACATGACCGAGCTGATCGAGAACAGGCAGCAGCCGGAGCCGGAGGTCAAGGAGGACATCGCCACCGCGGTCGAGGCCGAACTCGATCCGCCGTCCGTGGACGAGCAGATCGACCGGATGGTCGAGGGGCTCGGCGCCTTCATGCGGTCGGTCCACGACAAAGGGGCCGGTGAGGACTGGAAGGAGGACGGCGACAAGGAGAAGATCCGCGCGGCCGTCAAGCTGTTCATGCCGAACGTCGTTCGAAGCGATGTCGGAATCAAGCGGTACGTAGCGCCGCGTCAGGAGAGCCTCGTCTTCGAGTCGAAGAAATCTCTGATGGAGTACCTCGAGAAGAACCTGTAGTCGACACGGCATAGGGAAGAAGAAGGAGAAGAGGGATGTCGCTGCACATCGGAACGACCATACCGAGCGGTAAGCCGTTTCATCTCCAGGACGACCTGAGCGACGTCAAGCTGGCGATGCTCGCGCAGTCGAAGAAGGGGAAGACGTACGGCCTGGGCGTGATCCTGGAGGAGCTCTGCTACGCCGAGCGTCCATGGATCGCGACCGATCCGGCGAACAACCTCTATGGTCTCCGCGTCAAGCCGGACGGCAGTCCGAGCGGCCTGAAGGTCGTCGTGATCGGCGGGACGCACGGGGACCTGCCGTTCGAGAAGGACTCCGGCGACCGCCTCGCGGAGGCGCTCCTCGCGACGCCGACCTGTGCCGTGATCGATATCGCCTTCGAGTCGCTCGGGACGGTCCGTCACTTCATGACGGCCTTCGCCGGTCGCCTGATGCAGTCGAAGCCGGACCCGTCGCGCGTCATCTTCCTGGAGGAGGGTCAGGTCCTGATCCCCCAGAAGGCCCGCGGCCCGCAGATGGAGGCCTGCAAGTCCGCCGTCGCGAAGCTCGCGGTCGTCGGTGGGAACTTCGGCTACGGCGTCGTCGTCGCCAGCCAGCGGGCCGCGACGATTGACAAGGACGTACTCTCGCAGTGCGAGGGTCTCATCGTCATGGGGATGACCCACAACAAAGACCGTAAGACGGTCTGGGAGTGGATGGAAGCAAAGGACATCGACGAGCAGGCCGAGACGGCCTTTGACGAGCTCGGTTCGTTGCAGCCGGGCGAAGCATATTACTGGAACCCGGGCGAGAATCGCCTGGAGAAGTTCATGTTCCGGAAACGGCACACGCTCCATCCGCGCGAGATGAAGAAGCTGAAGATCCGTCCCGGCGAGGTGAAGCTCGGAGAGGCGACGAAGGTCGTCGAGCAGCTCCGCTCGCTGATGACGCGGACGACCGTCTCTGTCCCTGACGGACCTAAGAAGAATCCGGAAAAATTCGGAAAGCGGTCCACCGGATTTGACGATCTGGCGAAGCTCCAGATCGAGAAGAGCGCGATTGAAGGCAACTACATGAATCAGGTGAGCCACCTGAAAGGCGAGTTGGAGCGCGAACGGAAGGCCAGAGTGGACGCCGAGCATCGTCTACACGCCGTTCGCGAGGCGCTCCAGCCGCAGTACGACAACCTACGTGTGCTCTTCGAGCAGTTGTCGTCGACGTCGGGACGCACCGTCTCGGATCGCGGTCCATTCCTGAAGTGGCTCGAGAAGGCACCTAAGATCGGCATGAAGACGATGCTGGAGCACCTGCTCGAGAACGGCTCGGCGACACGCCAGCAGCTCGCGACGATCGCCGGGGTCGCTCGGTCGACCGCGTACGACTACGTCGGTTGGATCCTCCGGAACCAGCTCGCCGAGGACACGGGTGGCCGGATCGTCCTTCGACCTGTCCACTAGAGGTGTACGATGGAACCACGCGGCAGTTTCGGTGAGCGTATGGTGATGATCTGCGCCGTCTGCAACAACAATCACCACGACGGCGGCAAGGAAGTCTTCGTCCCGGACGCGACCGGCGTCGTTCGTCGAATGAAGTGCCCGCTCTGCTGCTGCCTGGACTGCGTCCAGATGGCCGACGATCCGATCCGCCGACAGATCCGTCCGCTGATGATGGGCCAGACGCTCCAGTCGAAGTACAACCTGAGCGTCGAGGAGTACAAGCCCGGGCAGGCTCCGACCAGGAAGAACATCGAGATCAACGCTCCGGGTCCGCTCAATCTGAAAGACGCGATGGCACAGATCGGCGGGATGCTCGGCCTGCAGCCGTCGGCGACGGCGGCGCGACACAACCTCGGGCAGGCTGGATGCCGATGCGGGAAGAACGCCGTCTCGCGCTGCATCGGCTGCGAGGAGCCGCTCTGCATGAAGTGTCTGAAGGGCCACGAATGCGGGTAGAAGGTAGGGCGCCGGGTGAACGTTTCCCGGCGCCCTGCAGAAGATGGAAGGAAAAGGAAATCTCAGTGTACCGCCGGTATAATTATACCTCAAGGAGGATCATCCGATGGACAACGGCATCACGGTTCTGATGACGGCGCTGCCGGGACAGCGAGTCACCGACGAGAAGAGTCCCGAGGACGGTTCGATCCTGGCGTACCGGAAGAACGGCGACGAGGTCCTGTTCGCCTCATGGGACGCCGAGACCTCGAAGGGCATGGTCTGGCTGCCGGTCGGCGAGTTCTCGCCGGATCCGGAGTCGATCCAGCCGCCGGACCTCGAGCAGCCCGGCCAGGAGCCTGCCGAGCCGGAGGCGGACGGCACGACGGAACGTCCGTCAACAGCAGGTCCGTTCGGTCGTGGCTCCGGTAGTCTCCGGCGCCGTCCGGGTGTGGAGTAGTCATGGGAAAGAAGGGAAAGCCGGACGAGCCGGAGCAGTTCGAAGTCTGGATCTCGAAGGTCGACGGCTGGAGTCAGGTCCAGGAGGGCGGCAACGGCGGCGTCTTCCCGAACAGGAACCGGGCGATGCTCCTGGCCGAGTCGAAGTCCCACGGGGAAGGCGTCATCGAGACCATGGTCATCGCGCGTAAGCCGATCGTCGTGTTCAACGGCGAGGCGATCGGCGTGAAGCATCTTGTCGGCGCCGTCGAGAAGAAGAAGGAGATCAAGGATGCCCCGATTCACAGCGGTAGTTCGCAAACGGTCAACATTCCGGACGCCGGTCTTGCAGACCAACCTGAAGCCGGTCCTGGTGGGGCCGGACGGGAAGGAACTGCTCAAGGATGACAAGGGCGTCTACATCGGCACCGGCACGCAGAAGTTCGAGGTCACGACGACCGACTCGACCGACGACCCGCTGACCGACGAGGCCGGAAACCCGGTCACGGCCGGATCGCCGGAGGCGCTCCTCCGGAAGGTCAAGGAGCACTTCGCCGCGGAGGAGTTCGAGAATGTCGAGATCCTGGAGGTCTCCGTCCAGGAGACCCTGACCATGCGGAAGGTCACCGGAGAGGAGCTCGCGAAGCTGTGACGATCGAGGGGGACATTCCGGTCGCCTGCACGTCGTCCGGCGCGGTCTACCTGCTGGAGGCCGTCGTCGAGGTCAACGATGGCGAGGCGCTGCTGGCCCGGCGCGTGATCGAGGCGCAGGGCGTCAACGCGCGCCTGACCGGGCTCCCCTGCGCGTCCTGCCGGTCCGTCGTCTCGACCGACCGCCGGACCGAGAAGGCCGAGGTCTGCACCTACCGGCCGCTCCGCGGGCCGCTGCACGTTCCAAGGCAACCCGGAGGCCAGCCCCCAGGCTGATCTCCCACACCCCTCACCTCGCCGGGGGCCCCTGTCCTATCTAGGGGCTCCCGGCGCCCTTAGACCCCAGGTACGGAGGTTAAATGAAGCAGGTTAAGCTCCGGAAGAGCGATCTCTTCGCCCTGGTGGACGACGAAGACTACGATCGAGTCTCGAAGTACAAGTGGACCATCGAGCTTAGGAAAAGAGGTCTTCGGTACGCGAGAGGAACGGTTGCCGGAAAGACCGTAAGGCTACACAGGTTCGTTTTGAATCTTCCTCTTGGGGTCGGTAGCGTGGATCACGATGATGGCGACGGACTCAACAACACTAGGAAGAACCTCATCGAGACCACCCAAGCTGAGAACATGCGGAACGCCAGGGTTCATAGGGACTCAGCCTCTAAGTATAGAGGGGTCCTACTGATAAAAGGGAAGTGGAGAGCTCGCCTGACCCTTGGAACGTTCGACACAGAGGAGAAGGCCGCTGAGGCCTATAAAACCGCCTTTCAGGCCTACTTCGGGCACCCTCCAAAGCATCCATCTAAGGGGTGAAACGTACCCCTATAGCTGCACACAATGGCCCTTCGGTGCCTAGCCCGCCCAGGCGGCGAGCTCCGGCTCGAAGACGCCGTCGTCGGTCGTGTCGTCGAGCCAGGAGGCCGCGGTCTCGATCCAGTTCGAGATCTCGTCGTCGGTCATACCCTGGGAGCGACCGGCCTCGATCCAGTCCTGCTCGGTGTACTCGAAGAGCTTGCCCTTCTCCGCGAGGACCTCCAGGAACTCGTACATCTTCGCCTCCGGCGGATTCGACCGGGCGCCGCGCAGGAAGCGATCAAGTTCGGCCTGCAGATGGTTCATCAGTGGCTCCTGTAGGAAACGGACATGTCGACGTGGACCCAGCAGACGCGGCAGTCCTTCTCGCCCTTCGGGCCGCCCGCGCCCGCGCAGGTGTGGCCGTCGTGCTGGTAGGCCGGACAGATCCAGTCGGCCTTCCCGGCCTTGACCGGATCGACCTCGATCGAGTGCGCCGAGGATCCGTGGTCGAAGCCGTCGAGGTCCGGCGCGACGTCGCCGAAGTGCAGCGCCGACGGCCGGATCGACATGTTGTCCGGCGGCGGGTTCGCGCGGACCAGCTCATTGAACTTCGGGAAGGTCCACATGCGGGTCGGCGCCCAGAAGTTGACGTCCGGCATCGCCCGGGCGACGAGGCACCAGAGCAGGTAGGTGTTCGGCGCCAGCTGGAAGTCCCCGGAGTCGTGGATCCGGAAGAACTTCGGGTTCTCCATGGCCTTCTCGCGCCGTTTCGCGTTCCCCTGGTGGGCGCTCAAGGCCTTCGCCATCCGGTCCGCTGCGCCGTCCAGGCCGTGGTGCTGGACCATGCCGCTCAGCCAGATCAGGCGGGCCGTCTGGGAGTACTGGGAGGTCCGGTGCATGTAGTTCGACTTCCCGGCGTAGCAGAAGTTGCAGATCCACTCTGGCTTCGAGGCAGGGCGTTGCTCAACGTCACCTTGCTGGAGAGCGACGTTGTACTTCGACGTGTTTTTAAATAGCTCCGCAGAGGCGCAGGCTCCGCCGACCGACGGCGGACCTGCTGGGACCGACCAGGACGCCGCCGACATTTTCGATGTTTTTGTGAAAAGGGACGGAGCCGTCAACACAAACTCGTCAAAGTGGGAATGTAAAACCTTTTTAATGCCTCCTGCTTTTGTTCTGATAATCTTCGGCATCCCTGTCTTCGGATCCATTGTTTCTTCGGTCATGTATCCGAAGCGAATTCCAGGTGTCAGTTCTAGAGTGGGGTCCTTTCCGTGTAGAATCTTAAGATCGATAGTCTGGTTAAGGAATACCATGTACGCTTCGTTCCGGTTGATGACGGTCCTCTTTAGGAACGGTGATGGGTTCTCGAATCCGACGAAGCGGATTCCAGACCCATCCAGTTCTGTGACGATCTCGCTCTCCATGCGCCTCCCCTTTCAACCCATATAGTGTGCCAGTTCACGTCCTGCTGGTCTACTACTACAGGTCTCTCTTAGTTTCTACGAGGGCTCCATTTCTCGACCATCATCTCTACAAAGCTGGACTTCTCTTCCGGTGTCGACTGACTCCAGACTTCCTTAAAGCACTCCAGGAAGCCGTTCCATTTCCCGGCTTGCGGGCAGGCCGCCGGATTGCGGACGTCGAACTCAACGCCCCATGGGATCTTGTAGGCTACACGCAGGCGCTTCTTCTCGTTCCAGTACTTCACGCCGAACTTTCGGAAGAGCATCTTGCAGTTCTCACGCTCGTCCCGTGCAAGCATACTCTTGAAGATCCGTGAATAACAGCGAGGCGGCCGATGTCTCCACCGACGTAGAGCGGCCGACACCCTCGCGTCAAACCTCTTGCGCTTTTTGCTTCTCGTATCAAGCACTCTTCACCTTAAAGGTGCCAACCTTGCCTTGAGACTTTCCAGGCGCTCCTCGAGCATCTTGATCTCGGACTCCAAGGCGACCCGCTCTTGAGCGCCTTTAACTCTTGAGCACTCCGGGTTTCCACAAAGAACCCAGCGCGCCAAGTATGCCCTCGCATGATCAGGCTCGTACTCGAAGTAGCATCCGCAGTCAGAAATCCGGATCGTTGTTAATGGCACTCTTTACCTCTGCCTAACCTCGACCGTCGTACTTCTCCCCGGACGAAATCACAAACCCGGACGGATCAACGTAGACCGAGCCAGCCGCAATCAACTCGCCGTTGACGGTGATGGTCCTTGGACCGCTGACATGAATTCCGTGAGCCACGAGAAAGGCGTCTATTGCCGTCGCAACCTCATCGCCTGTAAGCGTCACTTCGACTCCAGGGCCGTACTTGGTTGTCCCGCCTCCGCTTTTCACTTCAGGCATCGTTTACCTCTTCTGTGCCAGCCTACGGAGCCTGCCCGTGCTCACACAGCACGGAGAAGGCTTCAACCCGATAAACCGAAGGACCGAATCCATCGTACTCCGGACTCTTGCGGACCTTTTCGAGAGCCTCTTCTTCCGTCTCGGCCTTGACAATGATCGGCCGCCGCTCGCCGGGATAGATCCAGTAACCAGTCCTGCCAATCGGCGTCGTCATTCGCTCTTCCAGCCACTTTTCCAGAGCGACCTCTGTCGCCTTACAGAACAATGCGTCATGCTCCGCTGGAGTGACCCAAGTTAGAGGGATTGTTGCGACGACGGACCAGTAGGAGTTTTTCTTCGTTGAAAAAACGGTTGTCAGTTCATTCTTCACGGTGTACTTCTTGCTGAACTCGTAGTTCAGACCGTGACGCGCCAGCAACTCCCGAAGCATCCTCTCTAGGTCCATATCTCCTCCTGGCACTCAATCTGCCTTCTGTGCTACCTTACGGCGGGACCACCACACGTTGATTGTCAGGTTGACGAGGCTACAAAACGCAATGCCGGTTATGAATCCGAACAAGTATTCCCTCACCCAACCCCCCTACGCCTTAACGAACATTGGAGTGACTCCCGGGGGAACAAGCCCGCCAGGACTGAAGACAGAGCCGGTCCAAGTCCAGCCCTGCGCGACGAGCGCGTTTCGGATGTCGAGCGGCATCCCGGCCGCGCTGATCTCAGAGGCCATCGCTGCAAACGCGCCGCCGGACTTCGCGGTCGCTACGGCCTGAGCGATTCTCGGGTCACTCAGACTGAGAATTGGACCTATCGGAGTTGTTGGTACAGCAGCGGACGACCAAGGAACAGGTGCGGGAGCTGGCGCCTGGGTGGACAAGTTTACGACTTTTACGTTCGCGTACACTGCGGGCAGAGCCATCATATTTGATGCCATCGCATTCGCTGCGTAGAGGGTAGAAAAGTCCTGAGAGCCAGACTTGCCGCTACTAGGCATAGACCATGTAACTCGGAAGTTACCACCAGTAGGGATCGCCTGTGTATACTTGTCGACCACAGTATTTGCGGCACTCGCCGCCGCCTGCGCGACAGGAATGCCAGCTTGAACCTGTTGAGCTGCGATCTGAGTAGCTTGTGAGGTTAGATGGTCTATCACGGCAGGGTGAATGTCCTGCTGCTGATCTCCTTTACTTGAAAGGAGAGCCCAGATTCCGGCAGCGATGCCGCCACCCACTACCCAAGGATTCACCATGGTCTACCTCACTTTCCGTCCGTCAGCAGCTCAATCTTGTGAGCGTCAAAGTAACAGTTGGTTCTTCCGGGCATCTCCGGGCTTTCTTCGTCAAGCTCAACGCACACTTGAACTTGATACCCTCTAATCTTACCCGGTCCGAGTGGTGTTGTCGCAGACAGGCCGATCATGCTTTTTTCGCCTTCAATTACGGAAAGAAGGGATGCTAGATTTTTCTTGGTTGGTCCCTTAGTCAGGTACGCGCCAATGCCAGCATCCGTACGCTCTGTTTCCGCCTGGATCAGACCTGAATCTGAACCGTCATTGCAATTACTTCTAATCAGTCCCGCTATCTGACCGCGCTCCCAGCTAAAATCAAAGTCGAACGGCATCGTCTCTACGATCACGGCACACCGCTCCCGCTCCTCGATTATTGCAGCGCGAATAGCTAAGGCAATTAGCTTAATGGACTCTCCACGCTCGCAATTGATAGGTTCCTTGGAAAGGACAGTCCATGTGCGATCAGCGCGTTCTTCTGAGGTCATTATCATCCTCCCAGTGGCACTCTATTCGGCTTCTATGCCACCTACCAGGGTGGCGATCCGTACTTCAGATCCAGCCCGTAAAGAACGACCTTTAACTGTACCGGCCCCTTCAGATTGACCAGCGGAATCTTCGCCTCGACACGGAAGGACTCGGTTGAGTCCAGGTGGAGAGGTTTCCCTGCTGCGCTCACGACGGACCTGAAGTAGTGCGTCCAGACGCCTTCCTGGCTGAACTTCTTCAAACACTCTCCGATCTGCTGGTTCAGTTTCTTCCACTCCGTCACTTCACCCTCGATCTTGTACCCTGCCTCGATCGCATGGGACGCGAGGCCGTCTGATACGAATAGCGTCGGAGCGAACGTGGACAACGCGCAGAGTTGCATCGTCACGTTTGACCCGAAGATCAACCGCAAGGAAAGGTTTCGGAGTACGGTCTTGAGGTCGTCTTTGTCCCACCACTCCTCGAACACTACGCCCCAGTGGATGATCTGGAACTCCCGCGGCGTTCCGAGCTGCCCACAAAGGAACAGATTCGTGTGAAGACCTTCGGTCTTCTCGTCGCCGTTGCTGAATTTGCGGTAGTCCTGAAACAGTTGCTCTTCAACGTCGCCGCAGGAGCGGATCCTCATGGTGTCGAACACGACATCCTTCCACCACTTTCCTTCGGAAAACCTCATAGCCTTCTTCTCCCCTTGGCACTCAATAGGTCTTCTGTGCGATTACGATATCGGCTCCAGAAGTACGATCACGCGGTACTTCCCCTTCGGGATCTTCTCGTTGCCCATTAGGCCGCGCAGCTGAGTCTCTCCGGACGCGAGTCGCATAGTTGCGTAAAGCTCACTAGGCTCCACGTACTGTTCGATCGTCCCAACCAAGACATTCGAGTACCGATCGAACACCTTATCCGGGACCTGTTTCGATAGTGTGACGAGCGCCTGAATCTCGCTCTGGCATTGCGAGACCTTGACTTTCGCCTCGTCGGACGCCTGTTGTATTGACTTCTGGGTGTACTCAAGGTCCTGGACGCCCTGCGCGATAATCGCCTCGATGCTCTTCTGAAATAAACCCACTTACCACCTCCAGATCGACTTCTTCCTCTTCTCGCGCCACTTCGACAGGGACTCGGTGCAGGATCCGCAGAGGTCTGTTTGCACGAACGAGACACTACCGTCTCGGACGACCGGCAGCATGACGGTCGATCCGCGGGAGATCGACAGGTCGTCCTTATCCGGCTTCTCGAGCCGCTTCGCCTCGGCGAACTCCTTACCGCAGCGGTCGCAGTCGAACTTCATGACAGCCCCGAGCATACGCTTCATCGGCCACCTCGCTTACTCAGGCTGCGCCGAATCCGCTTCGCCTCGCGCTCCGCGGCACGGGCCGTGAACGGCGCCGTGATCTGCTTCGGATCGAGATTCTTGTCTAGGACGATCACGGAGAAGTACCGAGGCTCCTTGAACCGGCAGTTGCCGTGTTTCTGTTCTTCGTGCGGACAGACCATCGGGACGACCACGACGGCAGCCGACTTGATTGCGGCCTTCATGAGCGGGTCCCGGCGCTTCGTCTTCCTGAAGCAGTTCCGACAGATGGGGCCTAGCTTCTCGCTGTCGACGAGCAGGAGGCACTCGCAGGAGAAACAGTAGGACTCCGACACGGTCTTCATTTGCGTAGCTTCTCGAACGTGTTGGCGACCGCCGCTTCCGTCGTATGGACGTAGATCTTCGCCAGCTCGATCGAGGACCAGCGGAGCTGCGAGCGGACGTAGTTCCAGTCCGCACCGGCCTCGATCAGGCGGCTGGCGCGTGTGTGCCGGAGGATATGGATCAGGCCGAAGCGGTCCGGCTTGACCTTGTCCAAGATCCGCTCGAAGATGCTCTGGAGCGTCCGTTTCGGGATCTGGAAGAGCATGTCGTTCGGCTGGAACTTCTTCGACCAGATCCGGAGCTCCTTCGCGAGGTCGCTCTTGTTGTCCAGATCGACCGGCAGGAGCGGGTGGCCGGACTTCTTCAGGGTCGGCATCCGGATACTCGAGAAATTGCTCTCCTTCCAGTCGATGTACTGACGCCGGACCAGGAGCGCCTCGCCGCACCGGCAGCCGGTCTCCAGGATGAACCGGATCGTGATCCCGGCCGGATCCTCGAGCTTCCTGGTCGCCGCCAGGACCTTCCGGTACTCGTCGGCGCCAAGGTACTTACGGGAGTCGATCGCCGCGTTCGAAGACGAGACCGTCGAGCCCTTCGAGTACTTCGACCGGCAGCAGCCGTCGACGCAGGTAATCAGTTTGTCCCGGCGCCCGGGGATCTTGAGCGTCTTCCGCTTGCAGACGTGCGTCGGCGGCGTGCAGACCTTCGCGCGGTCTCCGAGATTGTACCTGCCAAAGAAGTCCGCTCCGCAGACGAAGCAGACCGACGGGATCCGGTAGTCGCCTTTCGGCTTGGTTTCCTTGGGCACGTTACCTCACTTTGTCGACTTGAATCTTACCGAGCTCCTCGATCGTCAGGAGCTGGACCTCCATCCTGCGCGCCTTCAGGAACACGCCAGGATGTCCCGGGAGTGGGTCGTCCTTGAGGGCCATGATCTCCATATCGGAGAAGATCGCCCGAAAGTGATCAGGCGTGTAGCGCCAGTGGTCCTCAGGGTAAGGATGGTACGGGAAGCCCGGCGAACGTGTCGTCAGAACCAGGAGGCCGCCGACCTTTGTCACGCCCTTCATCTGCGTGACGGCCATCCGCCAGTCCCGGACATGCTCCAGCATCTCCGTCGAGAGGACGACGTCGAACGAGCCTTCCCCGAAGACCTTGATGAGCTCGTCCGCCAGAACGATCCTGTCGACGCACGGACCAGAGTGCGAATCGACACCGGTATAGACGCTCGGCCCGAGCGGGCAGATGACGTCCCGAGCTGTTCCGTTGACGTTGTAGCTGCCGACCTCGAGAACTCGCTTCCCGAGAATCTCGCTGCCGTTGATCTCCTGGCGGAGAAAGTCCAGAACCGACGGGTGCATGATCGTTCCCTCTTCTTCGACTGGGATTATACCTTCAGAATCCGGATCTGCACACTATATTTCTACTGTGCAGGTGCAGGTTGATCCGTAATACGGTCGCCGATCGAATGATCCAAATTGTGACGCTGCAGGTCGCAGCAACGGTACCGGCACTCCTCGCAGTAGCCGCTATGATGATCCGTCTCCGTACTGCACTGAGCGGGCTTACCTACTTTCGAGCCTGCAGCACACTTACAACGCCTCTTTGGAATTGACATTCCTCACCTCAATTTCATCTTCGCTTCTTCAATGATCGACCTGACAAGCTCCGGATCCGCCGTGTGCCCGAACGCCATGACCGGCGGATGCGCGGCCGGATACAAGAGCCGCGCAGGTTCGTCCCGCTGATCCCACTTCTCGACGCAGGTAACGGCGAGCTCTGACGGAACTCCGGCCATGTACGGATTTGTCAGTGGAGACCTATGGAACCGCTTCGCCGGAAACGTGTAGCTCGACCCGGCCCGAATCACGAACTCCTGTCGATCGACCGTGAAGCGTCCAGGGATCGGCGTCGTCGGACCGTGGTAGTTCGTGTCGGCGGCGGCTCTGGCGTGCGTCAGAGCCATCATCTCGTGGTCTCCGGTCTCGCTCTCGGTCGGCACCCAGGACTCGTGGATGACCTGACCGACCAGGACGTGCGACACCATGTCGAACCGGTGGTCGTGGCAGTCGCCGCTGAGGTCCATTCCTGGCTTCAGGAGCTTCGGTGACCAGATGTGGATCCGGATCTCCGGATTGCAGTTCTCCTTGACGTAGCCCTGCAGGACACCGATGCCGTGATGCCGGAACTCGACGCGGTCGATCACCGACGAGACCAGAGCGCGTATAGAGCTAACCGCGCTGCTTTTCCAGATCGTTGTGTGGTTCATAAAACCTTAGTTTGATTTTCGAGTGAGGAGAATTCTCCACGTCCCTTCAACGAGTCGTACGTCTCCCAGTCGACGAATCGAGTTCCGTCCTCCACCCAGAAGCCCCAAACACGACGCTTCGGACCGGTGAAGACGAGCGTCCAGACTGGCACCCTGGACGTCACCATGATCGAGTGTCGGCCTTCCGCGCGCTTCCAGTTCCACCAGTCGACGACGCGAGGTCCGTTGACCGTGTCCTCGATGTACCGACCCAGGAGGAGGATCGAGAAGAACGTCCACGGGTGGTCATGGAGGTCGCGATCCTTGTCCGGCCGGTAGATCCTGTGGAGCTTGATCGAGAACCATGGCGTCAGCAGAATCGTCAGGCGCTTCATGTAGATGGTATTCCCGCCGTCGGATATTGTCCGCGCCTGGAGGAACCCCCACTTCCGCTCCCGATGCGCCGTGGCTTCCGTGACCTCGTCAGAGTCCAGTGTCTCCATAGCTCTCTCCTGTAGATCCTACCTAGTGCTTTTCGTTGGTAATTAGAAGTTCCGGCCTCGACGTCGACGTCCATGTACACGTCAAACAGATGGCCGTTTCGGGCTGCTCTACGCCATCTACCGTTAGAACCAAGAAAGAATTTCCAGCGTCGCATTTCACACAAATCATGATTTCGATCTACTCACTTATGATTCCAATGTGGATAGCGAGCGATCACCTTCATCGTGTCGGTATTGATCCACGCGAGTGTGTCGGTGTCCGGATCGTAGACCAGGACCTCTCCAGGAGCCCAACCTTCCACATGAAGTCCTTCGACGCTTTCGAGCCGAGACGGGCAGCATCCGGCAAGCATCAAGATCGCGAGAAGTAGAGTTCTCATGACGACTTACACCTGCACCATGCGTGTCCGTGGTATGGTCCGTCGCATCCTCCGAAAAAGTTCAGTCCGCAGACCGAACACTTTTTACACCGTGGTTTTTCTACAGAGCCAAGCGCCAGATTTCTCTTCTCCTTGAGATGTCTCTCCTTCGAGCACAGGACAGCCCAGACGAGCACTCCGACCGCCAGACCGAGCGCCAGCGGCAGGAACGGCGACAGCTCGTTCGTCATCGGCACGACTAGTCGCCCTTACCGCCGAACAGGCCCTTGACGGCCTTGATCGCGATCCCGGCGATGTTCCCCTGGTTCTTGTCGGCACCGTGGTCGGCGGCCTTCTGGACGAGCTCCAGGAGGTCGGCTTTCAGCTTGTCCGGAGACGATCCGCCGTACTTCGTGACGAAGGCGTCGATGTGCGTGATCAGGTCTTTCAGCATGATTCCTCCGTTAGAGATTCTCGCGAATAAGTTTTTTCATAACCGCCGGGACCCCGGCAACCATCGTGCCAGCTTGGACGTCCTCTCGAACTACTGCGCCAGCGGCGATCGTTGCGCCGTCGCCGACCTCGACGTCAGGAAGGATGACCGCTCCAGCTCCGACAAGGACGTTTTCACCGAGTTGGACATGACTGCAGAGGACCGCCGACGGCGACAGAAAGCAGTGGTCCCAGATGACGCAGTCGTGTCCGACGCTGGCACCGCGATTGACGATGACGTGGCGGCCGATGTGCGACCAGGAGCCGAGGATCGCTCCGGCGTTGACGATCGACCAAGACCCTACTTTTGCGCCCTTCTGGAGGATCGCCTTCGCATGAACAACCGGATTCCCGAGAATGGCAAGACTCTGCTCGAGCGTCTCGAGAAGCGGATCTGCCTGCTTACGGGAGAATCCAATGACGCAGCGATTTCCGAATCTCAGTTTATCGACACCTGACCTGTAGTAGTCGAACTCTACGACCTCGACTGGATTATCTAGCCTACCGATTCTCTCTCTAAGTGTCGCCCGTCCAGGACGCTCCTCCTCCGGGACATTCAGGACGACCGTCTCTAGCCTCCCGTCGACGGACTCGATACAGTCGACGATGTCGCCGAACAGGTGCGAGTATCCGAACATGACAAACGGCTTGCTCATCGCTGACCTCCCATGTGCATCTGCGTCCGGAACTCGTTCGGGGTCATGATCCGGCGGCCGACCAGCTTCGCGAGGTGGTGAGCTCGTTCCACCATCCGCATGTTCGTCGCCAGCGTCTGGCGCTCGCGGTCGAGATATATGGAGTCCTCGAGGCCGACCCGAATGCCGCCGCCTGAAGCAGCTGCCAGGACGTTCGCCGGGAACTGCGCGTCGCCGAGTCCGCCGAACGACCAGAGCGTGCCGGGCGGCAGATCCCGTACGAGCAGTCCGGCATGAGCGAGATCGAGCTGCGCTCCGGCTATATTCCCGAGGAAGATGTTCGCGTAGAGCGGCGTCCTGATAACCCCCCCCCTCGCAAGAAGGTACTTCGCGTAGTTGACCATACCGAGGTCGAAGATTTCGAGCTCAGGGACAATTCCTAATGAGTCCATAAGAGAAGCGAGTGAAACGATGGAAGCAGGGTCATTGACGGACGCCTGATTCGGAAAGTTCAGAGACGAAAGCGTCAGGGATCCCATATCCGGTCTGAGGCCGCCCTCGAGCATCAACGGATCTCCACGTTTCGAGATCTCCTGAACGTTTCGTCCGGAGAGCGAGACGCAGATGACGAGCTCCGGCGCCTTCCGCCGGATCCCCTCGATGATCGAACCGTAGACGTCCTTCCGATGGGTCGGCTCGCCGTACTCGTCACGGGCGTGCAGATGGACCGACGTGATTCCGTGACTCTGGTGGCACCAGAGGACCTCCTCGACGATCTCGCCGACCGCGATCGGCACGTACGGCGTCATCGCCTTCGTCGGGACCATTCCGGTCGGCGTCAGATTCAGAATCATCGGATTCATCCGCGTAGTCCTTTCGTGGCTGGAACGACGAACCCGTCCATGCACCAATCGACCGTGTACACGGAGAGTTCCTTGTGGGCCGTCTCTGAGATCGACCGGAGCCACGTATCGTTCTTCAGGATCCCGCGCAGGTTCTCGACGAAGAAACCGAACATCTCCGGATCTGCGGCTGGAATCTCGACGTAGTGCCGACCGGCAACCGCGGGCCACGCGTCCCGCGGTTCCGTGACAAGTGTCGCCGAGGAGGCGATCCCCTGCCATAGGCGCATCCCCGGAAAGCTAGGCTCGTCGGAGTGTCCGATGTACAGGTCGATCGACGTCCGGTCGAGCTCCGCCTTGCGGTTCAGACCAAACGAGTGGATCCAGGCGAGGCCGGGGAAAGCCTT